TTACATTTATTTATATTAAATATTAATTAATAAGATATGAATACAATTCAATATTCAATATTTAAAATTGTTGAATGGACTAGTAATAAAGAAAAAAAAAGTTATATATTTGTAGGTTCTGATAAATATAAAACTGAAATTAATAAAATTAAAAATAATACAATTACTAAACAAACTGAAGAATTATTAAATACATATTATAATAATTTTGATTTATTAAAAAAATCTATTAAAGATGATGAGGACGTAGAAATAATATATCAAAATATATTTGAGTATGATACAATATTTAATTTAAAACAAAAAATATGTATGTATTTATATGATGATATAAAAAATCAGAGTTTAAATGATAAGCATATATACTTATGGACAGAACAAAAAAAAACTGAATATGAAATAATAGATATTTTAAATAATATTTTTAATACTACAGCTGAAATTGAAGCAAAAGAATTACAAGAGATATTTGAAGTTTTATTTAGATTTGAATTAAAATTAAAAGATAAAATTGTTAATATAAAAAAAATACATGATGTTATAATTAATAATAAAATAAATACAATTTATACACCATTAGAATTAAATTATTATGATAATAGTAATAATCAAAAATTTATTAAATCTAAACCATTTAGCAAGAATATGAATTTAAATGACAAATTTGTAAATGAAGATGGTGATTATATTCCAACATATCAATATAGATTAGATAATTTCTCAATATTAAAAAATAAGTTAAATAATTATGTTATAAATTTTACAACAACTAATTCTTTATTAGAAGCTTGTAGAAAATCAAAGAAATTAGAAAAGATAATAAATGAAAAAATATCAGAAAATGGAGATACAGAAAGTTATATATTTAATGGCTGTATAAAACAATATTTTCCTTATTTAACATATAAAGATTTGAATAAAAGTGAAGATTATAATGAAACTAATGGAGACATTATAAAAAATCAAGATAAAAGAATATATGAAATAGTAGAAAAACAAGATGTGAAACAAGTATATTTCACTGAAATATTAATTAATAAATTACATGTAAGAATATATCCTAATATAGATAATAAAAAAAGTAAAAATAAATTATTTAATTTAGAAACATTTTTTAATACATTTGAAACAAGTAATAAAATACCTTTTGTGAGTTATAAAAAGTATATAAATAATTTATATAAAATTAACAAAAAATCATTAGGTTTTAAAGTTAATGAAAATGATATTAAAATAGAAGAAGACGATATTAAAGAATGGACTAATAATATTACATCTAGAAAAATAGAAAATTTATCATTTAAAATACATTTAAAAAATGATAAAAGTTTAAAAACAAAAGTATTTTACATTTATACTATTTGAAACAGGGCAAATAGATATAATATATAATATGAAATTTACAGAAAGTATTAATTTAGATACAATAGAGAATACCTTTGAAGAATTAAATAATTTAATAAATTTAATAAATAAAGAATATAATACTAAATTACTAAATATTACAAAAGATATATTTACTAATACTAATGTATCCTTTATTGATATTATTGATTTTATAACTGTTAATAATGTAATTTTTAATAAAAAACTTAATAGTTTAAATAATATTGAGAAAGGTGTAAATTACTTATATCCATTTTTTGATGTAGTAAAGAATGATAATAATATACTTTTGTTAAAATATAAAAAAACAAATAATTATTTTAATTTAGATGAAATAGATAATTTAATAAAAAAAAATATAAGCTTAGAAGAGACAGAAGTAATTAGTAAAATAGTAGAAACATTTAATAAAAGTAAAACCGAAGCAACAAAACTTTATAATCAAAAGAAACCAATTATTGAATTAAATATGATAAAAAATAACAGATATGTTAAATCAAAATTAAGTCAAGGAATATTTATAAAATTATATATAAGAAGTCAAGTAGAATTGCAATTTATTACAAAAGGGTTACAAGATATAGATAATAATTATATAATAGCAAATTTATTATCAATTGTATCATCTAATGAATCAATAATTAAGAAAACAGTAGTTAATAAAGATAAAATAAATCAAGATAAATTATTTAATAGAGTAATGCAAAATTTATTAGAATATGATGAAGATCAAAAAAATATTGAAGAAGATAATGATAATAATAATAGTAATAATAATAGTAATAATAATGATAATTTAGAAAATATTAATATATCTCCTGAAGAAAATAATAATTTAGAAGAAAATAATAATTTAAAAGGTGGTAATAATTCAAATGATGATTTTTCTGATGTAGATAGTGTTATGTCAGATATAGAAAGTATATCATTGCCAAGTAGTGTAAATGAACAAGATTTAGATGGTTTTGATGAAGATATATTTGATGATGATAACATATTTCAAACAAAAGCAGAAGAAAATGAAGAAGAAAAAGAATTAAAAGAAGAATTAAAGAAGAATTAAAAGCGGAAGATAATGAAGAAATAAAACAAAAAGAAACTAAAAATACAATATTAGATGAGAGTGACCAAGTAATCAATATGATTTAAAAAATTTAAAAAATATAGAAAAATCAAAAGATTATACTCAATTAATATTAAAAAGATTGCAATGGGCAGATAAAATATTAACAGGATATACAACAAAGGAATATAAAGGATATAAGACATACGCATCACATTGCCCAGCTGTTGATAAGAAACAACCAGTAGTATTAACAAAAGAAGAATTAGATTTTATAGATAAAAATTATAAAGGTTCGTATACAAATTTTATAAAAACAGGAAGTAACAAAAAAATTAGTAGATAAATATTATTATATTTGTCCAAAAATATGGTGTCCTTTAAGTAAAGTATCATTAACTCATGAGGATTTAAAGAAAAATAATGGAAAATGTCCAGAACCTATTGGAGAACCGCCATTAATTTTAGAAGATAAAAAGAATATTTGGAAAAAAGAGGAAAATGGCGAATTAGTTGATATACCAAGATACCCATATTTACTTAAAAAAACATTACATCCAGAAGGATTTGAAATGCCATGTTGTGGTAAAAAAGATAGAACAAAAAAAGTAACAGATGTATTTAAAACAGAAAAAAATAATGTTGAAGAAAATACAAAAATAGAAATAAATGAAGAAAGAAAAAAGAAAGATGAATATACTAAAAGAATAAATGAAAAATATATAAGAAAAATACATAATAAACCAGTTGAAGCTGATAAATACGCAACTTTGCCTAATAAATTATCAAATATATTAGGTAATATAGGTAAAGTTAATGGTTTAATAACTGATAGAACAAATGCTTATGTAAGAAAAGGTGTAGAAAGTAATAATCAATATCTACTAACAACTTTAATAAGTTTAATGAATAATGATAATTTAAATACTTTGGAGGACTTCTATAAATTAGTAGATACTAATATGAGCGTATTAGACTATATAGAATTAAACAATGGAATACCCTTAAATTATACTTAAATACAGATAACACTATATATGAAGAAAGTAATTTTAATAATTTTAAAAAATGGCTAAATAGTGATAAAAATAAAGAATATATTAAAATAATGAATTTAGAACCATTATTGGAAAATTTAAAAAGCATTAATAATTTTGTATTTGAAGATAATAATTTAAGTAAATCAATATTAAGAGAATATTTAATATATAACTCTTTTGAAAATTTTAAATATTATCTTAAAAGTGATATTGTAAAGAATCATGAAGAAATATTACAATTATTTACAAATAATTATTCATGGTTAAATATTAATGAATATAATATAGTGATTATTAATGTAGAATTTATTAAAGAAGAAGAAAATATAGAAATTTTATGTTCTAAGTTTATCGATTATAATTATAAAATTAATAATTTAAAAAATTTTGTATTAATTTTAAAATTAAATAATTCATATGAACCAATTGTTAAAGTGCAATTTAAATCTGGAGATATAATAGAAAATAATAATTTTAATTTTTTTTCAGATACAGAAATACAAAAAATAGTAACATATCAAAAAAATAATTGTAATAATTTAGAATTAAATAAATATATTAACCCTATACAGTTATATAATGAATTAGAAATACTTAAATTAAAAGTGAAACATATTGTTTTAAACATGAGTTTTAAATTAGTAGGTTATATTTTAGATAATAATTTATATATACCATTAGATAGTATTATATTTTCTTCAAATATATTTAAGAATACTGATATATCACCAACTAGTTATGTATATTTACAAGATATAACAAAATATAAATGTAATTTAAGTTTAACAAAAATAAAAAATATTTATACATCAATAAATGAAAGTTTAAAAACAAATTTTTATGATATAGATAAATCAGATGTAATAGAAAACAAGAAAGATATAAAAAACAAAAATGTTGCTATAATAATGGAAAATGGATTAGTAATACCATTAAATGTAACAAAAGATTATGAAGAAATAATAATAGAGAGCTTAAATGACGAATTTATATTTATTGGAGCAGATAATCCAGATGAAGCTAAATCATATTTACAAAATTATGCACAAAATGAAACCGCATATAATAATAAATTAAAAGTTATAGTAAATAATATATCAAATAATGTAACATATTTAAAGGAAATAACAAATTTAAAAAATAAATATAATCCTTTTCCTAAAAATATTAAATTTGAAAAAATAAGTAAAATTGTTAAAAAAATTAAAACTAAAACTAATTTAATATTAACCGATGAAGATATTGAAAATATTGTAGAAGATATATATAGAAAAAATTTAGATTATTTAGTAAGTAAAAATAATAAAAAATTAAAATTAACAAATGATGAAATTGTGTTTAATCAAGAAGATATTAATAATGAAAAGTTAGATAAATTGTTTATAATATTATTGAACCCTTATAAATATATACAAAATTCAATAGAGGATTATGTATATTATAGACCAATTCAATTAAATACAAAATTAATTAAATATAAATTTATTACAGATACATTTTTAGATTTAACACCATCAAGATGGGATAGTATGTTACCTGGTTTTAAAATTAATGATCCATTAATTAATCAGCAAGATAATATACAAGATACAAAAAAATATTTACTATCTATATTTACTAAAATAGGGACTTTAATAAATAAAAAAACAACAAATAGAAGTTTAGAAAAATATATTGTGAATAAGAGAAAAGAATCATTTGATGAAAATAATATATTATTTATTGAAGAACAAAGAATAAATACTTACTTTATGAGAGAATATAATAAATTAGTTGATTCAACAGAAAATAGTGATGGAGTTTATACATATAATAAAATTAAAGAAATATTTGAAAATGAAAATTATAAATATTCTCATTATGAGATAAAAGAGCTTTCTAAATACTTAAATATTAATGTAATACTATTAGGAAAAATAAATTCAAATAAATTACCAAATGGAGTAAGATGTTTTAATAATAATTCTAATAAATATTTATTATTAAATATTGTCAATAATGATTATGATAAATATAGAATAATATTAAAAAATAAAAATAAGTTTATATTAGATCTAAATGATTTTCCAAAAAGATTTATAAATGATATAATTAATAAATATTGTAAAAAAATAACAATTGAAGAAAATAATGAAGATTAAAAACTAAAAGAATTTTCAAAATTTAAATATTCTATACTTATATTCTCATTATATTTATTATAATAAATATAATTCTTGTAGTTTCTGTAATATTTAATATAAATCTTAAATAGTTCCTAAATTTATAACACCTCTTTAACCTCTTGGCTCTCTAGGTCTTATAATTGTGAAACTTCTTGGATCTCTGAAAGTTCTTTGATCACTTATACTTCTTTGATCACTGATACTTCTTGGCTCTCTAGGTCTTATAATTGTGAAACTTCTTGGATCTCTGAAAGTTCTTTGATCACTGATACTTCTTGGCTCTCTGAAACCTCTATGTTCTAACATCTTCTACTCTTGGACCTCTTGGACCAGTATCACCTTTTTGTGGTTTAATTTCTGTTTTTATTTCGTCTTTCAAATCTTTAATTGATTTATAATCACCAAATTTAGATAATAAAATCTGGTCGTTGTGATAATAATCATTTGCAATTTTTTTTATATTATCTCTCATAATTAAATTATCAGTTTTAATATCTTTTTTAATTTCAACAATTCTATTTCTTGTATTATATATAAATATAAAAGTAACCGTTGCAAGTATAATTACGGATATAAAAGATAAAATACCTACAATATTCATTTTTATTTATTAATATATATTTATTTAATTAAATTGTTTACAAGTTATTTTTTCATTATCATTTAATGATTTATTATGAAAATTATTAAATAAATAACAATCAATCGCACTTTCTTTAATAATTTTATTTAATATAGATAATTCTTTAAATTTATCTTTTGCTGTTTTATAAATTGTTTCATCAATCATTTGTAAATTTTTATTATTTAATAAATTTGTTAATTCATTTTCTCTTTTTTGTAATATCTTTAAATTTCTTTTTTTTCTATTAATACTATTTTTATTAAAATTTTTTAATAAACTAGAATTCTTATTATTTGGTTCATTATTTTTATTAGTATAATATTCTAGTTCTTTATTTTGTTTATCAATATTATCTTTAATAAAAGTTATTTCGTTTTGTAAAAAATCTGTATTAAGTAAAGTAATTTTATGAGGTTTTTCACTAATATATTCATGTAATTTAACATTCCATTCAGTTTTATTAAGATCTTTATGAGAACAATGTCTAACAGCTCTTCCTAATGTTTGTTTTCTAGCAATCCAACTAATCAAAGGTTCAAAAATATGAATATGTCTAACAGCTTTTAAATCTATACTTTCATTAAATTGTTTAGAAGCTAATAGAATTTGTATATATTCGCCATTTTTATTTAAAGGGTCATTATAAAAATCTAATAGTTTTTTTACTTTTTTAAGTTCTTGTTTAATTTCAATATCTGTTTTATTATCTAAGTTTGTAGTACCAATTATAATAAATCTATTATCTTTTGAGAGATCTTTTATATTTTTAATTTGATTTGCTTGATTAATTGTAAATTCTTTAAAGTTTAAATGTTTTTTAAGTAATTTTCCAATGCCAATAACACTTTGGCCAAATCCTCGAGCTTCAAAAAAACTAGAATAAATATAATGTTTTTGCTTTGGATTATTTTCTATTTTTTCAAATAAATAAGGCAATTTACTTGAAAATTCATTTAATGACATATCATTAACATAATTAAAAAGCATATTAGAATATTTTCTAAGAATTCTATAAAATTTGTTTAATTCATTTTTATTCATTAAATTATTATAGTTTTTTTGATCATTCGGAGTTTCTTTAAGTTTTTCTAAATATTTTATAAATTGATTATCTTTTTTTTTTTTAGTATTTTTTATAGAATTAATATTAGCCATAAATGTAGTATGAATAGGAATTTCATATAATTTAGGAAATTTAGTGTAATCCATAGAAGCATCAAAGTATGAAACAAGACTTCTAATTTCATTACTAAATTTATTAATACTATCTTGATTATCTAAGTTTGGTAAAATAATCTCAGGTGAATTCTTTTTTCTAATCATATTTAATAGCAGTATTATATCTTTAATATTATCACCTGGTGTAGCAGTTAAGATAAGTATTTTAGTATTTTTTAATCTAACATCATTTATATTTAATAAAAATTGTTTTAATGCATCGTGTTCTATTTTTTGATTTGGTAAAGGTTTGAAAATTTGATGTATTTCATCAATAATAAGTAATGAATCTTGTAAAAAATTAGGATCAGTTTTTTTATTTGGTTTAGCAAGACCAATATGGTGTGTTAATGTTGCAAACGTATGAAAATGAATTTTGTTTTTATTAAATATAGAATCTATTGATTTATTATCTTTTGATTTTTTTTTATCTAAATGTTGTTTAAAAGTTGGAAAGAAATCCTTTGTACAATTATAAAAATTTTCTGGAGGATTTGCTTTTTTAGCATCAACACTAGTTAAATATACAATATTTTTTCTATTTTCTTCAGATCTAAATGAAGACATTGCACCAGTAGCTAAACAAGTTTTACCTGAACCTGTAGAGTGCCAACATAATAACCCTCTGTTATCATCATTATTTTTAACAATCTTATTCATAAATTGATGAACAAATAATTGTGCTAAAGTTATTGTTTTTTTACTCTTTTTATCAAATATACATCTATTACCACTACTTATTAATGAATCATATTTACTACTTATTTTTTGATAATGTTGAAATATTAATTCCTCAAAATTAGGATTATTTAATTCTGGAAACATTATAGTACCTATTTAATTTATTATAATTTAAAATTTATTGAATTTTAAAATTAATAAAAATTAATTAAATTAAGATTTAATAAAAATTAATTAGAATTTATATCAGTTATACTATCTTCAAATGTTTCATTATTTCCAACTAATATTATTTTAGATTCAACATCTACAAAAAGACTATATTCTGGTTCTTTTTCTTTATAATATTTTTTAAGTAAACTAATTTTTTCAAGGGATGAATAAAATGATGATAAAAAGGAATTATCATCTTTATAGGTTTCTTTAAGATTTAGTAATCCTTTTATACCATCAATTATATTTCTTTTAAATGAGTCTGCTGATTTTAAAATATGATTTTCATTTTTTAAATGATGTTCAGTAATCTCAATTAAATAATCTATAAAATTAAAAATATCACTTCTTTTATCCCCATAATATTTTCTTTTTAAAAATAATAATGGTGTATCTCTGTCTATTTCTATTAAATTACCTCTAATAGACAATTTGTCTCCATTCTTAATAGATGATAATAACTTCCATAATGAATTTAAATTCCATACATCTAATAAATTTGAGTTCATATATAAAATTAATTATAATATTTAGATATAATAAATTTTAAATAAAAATTATATTATTGATATTTCATTTTCATTTAGCAAATAATGTATATTAAGTGGTTCTTTTCTCCCGGACCTTTGTGCTCTACCAATAACCTGTGATTCAATAAGTTTATCAAATTTGTGAAACATTATTATGTCTGTTGAACATTCTAGATTTAATCCACTTCCGTAGTTGTATATATTTACTAATAAAACTTTAATAAAACCATTTTTATAATCATTTATGGTATTATTAATTCTATGTTTATTTCCTTTTAAATCTGAGTAATTAATTTTAAGATTTTCTAGTATTTCAACAGTTCTTTCAAATGAAAAATCAGATGATGAAAATATTAAAAATTTGGAATTCTCATTACTATTTTTTAATAATATTTCTAAATTCTTTAATTTATCAAATTCTTTATTTGGCATATCTTCATCTATAACAACATTATCTTCTTCAATAATATTATTTTGTATTAAAAATAGATCATTTCTAGTTAATTGTTCTTTGCATAAAGGACATGAATTATTTTTTGCTAACCATAAGTTTATACATTCAAAACAAAATGTATTAGAACAGCATTTTACTAATGATTTATTTTCTATTGTTTCATCATAACATATACAACATATTTTTGTATTTAATATTCTTGTTTTTATATCCGCTATTTTATTTTCATAATTTTTCTTTTTTTCAACTAACTTATTTACGCGAATTTCTCTTTCATGTAAATTTCTATTTTCATCATTATTATCATAAATTAATTGATTTGTAGCATCTATTTGCACATTTATATTAGAAATATCAGATATATATTTTTCAATAACAATATTTATAATATTTTCTTTAGTTTTTTTTTGTTTAGGATTAAAAATAGCAATAGCGCCCTTAGTATTATCAGCATTTAAACAATTAATAATATTTTTGTCTACAATACCATTTAAAAGTTTAGTTTCAATTGGGTCTTTACATTCTATAATATATTGATTAGGTTCTGGAATATTATAAGATTTATCAATATAACTATCATTATTTTTAAGAACTAATATATGAGCAAATCTTTTGTATCTTTTATATGTAATATTTATAAATAAATCTCTAATATAACCTTTATTTGTTAATCCATTTGCTTTTTTAATTACTTTATCTATTCTATCATCATAGTACTCGTGACCAGTTGGATATAATAAATTACCATATGAAGCAGTTAAAAACCAATAAAATTTGCATAGTATATTTTTATTATTTGGTATTTTCAAACTATCTATTTCATCAAATATTACTCTATTAATTTTAATATTATTTAAATTTATAATGTTTGATATTTGTTTAAAATGGAAATCTGTAATTAATATTAAATCATAATTATTTAATTTTTTAGCATCTTTTATAAATTCTTCTAAATTTTTTTTGTGTTTAATTAATTTATAACTAATATCATCAGAAATATTTCTAATATAATCTGACCATTGAAAAAATAGATTATGAGGTATAACTAATAAATTTGTTTTATATGATTCTATTTGAGTTGATATATTCAGAAAAACTTTATTAAATCCAAATGTTTCTATTTGGGAATAGTTTATATTTTTATTACAAAGTATTAGAGATAGAATAACATATGATTTACCAGAACCAACTTTATCTCCTAGTATTCCAATATGTGTTTTAATGTAATCATTATCTTGTAGTTGTGGATACTTTTCACTTATCTTTGGATAATCTTTTAATTTTATTCTATTATTTTCAAATTCTATACAATTTCTTAATAAAGTGCGTTGATGTGGTTTTAAATTTATTTTAATATTTGGTGGTTGTTCTATACTTTTAGATGTTTCATCTAATTCATCTACATCAATATTATAAGTTCTAACCATTCTAATTAGAAAAAATATAAATATATTTTATTAAATAATTAAATTTAATTTAAGTAATTTAATAAAATATAAAATAATTTATTTAATCATTTAAATAAAAAATAGAATATTATATAATAAAATGAGTATTGAAGACATTAATTATTTATATAAAAATTCTGTTAAAGATAATAGTATTATTTTCATAGAGAGCAAAAATCGTAATAGAGATATTTATCCAACACCTAGTGAATATACTATAACATTTGACAATCCATTTAAATACGTTTATGGTTTTGAAATTATTGATGCATCTATACCGAGAACAATGTATCAAATAGATAAAACAAATAATAATTTAAAAATAGTATTAGGAGATGCAAATTATCATATATATAAAAATTCTATATATGATCCTGATGGTCATATTAGTAAAACATTCGCTCAAGATTCTGAAGTACCAACTAACTGAAAATTGGCAAGGTAATTATGGTAATACTGGTATAAATTATATTGAACGCTAAATGGTACTAGTGAAAATTCTGGATTAAATGGAAATGGTTCGTTAATATGGTTGAGAGATATTACACTAGATCCTGAAGATGTTAATATAGATACATTTATAGATAAATTAAATACAAAATTTTCTGAATTGCCTTTATCGAATGGTAATTCAGAAGTTAGTATAGCAAACAATAAAAAGATAACTTTTAAATCAGTATCTAATCCATCTACTAATCTTTCAAAAATATTAATATATTCGGGAAGTGATGCAGATAGTAATGGTTTAATAATAGATAATATACCATTTTATATATTAGCGTATGATTCAAACATGTCTGAAACTTTAGGTTTTGATGAGAATGCAATATCTAATTCATCGGATTATGATTCAACATTAACAGATTTAGAAAAAAGAAATATATATATGCTTTTAAATAATATTACTATAAAAGACTGGAATGATATTACAACTAATTACTTAGTGAAAAATGTTGATAATTTTAATGAAATACTTCCTGATAAATTACAATGGGAAGGAAATCAACAAACTATTAATATTATTGATATTACTAGAAGTGTATTAAATGATAGAGATAGAACATTATTAGTATTACGACAATATGATACTATTTATAATACAAACCATGAAAGAGATTTTTTGTTATTTGAAATTAATATTCAAAATAAAATATTTAAAAGTGGTAAAAATAAAGGAGATGTAGGAAAATATGATTTAGCAAAAAGTCCTAATGATAAATATAATAAACAATATCCTAATTTTAAAATACCAGAAACAATAGAATATAAAGTAATATGGGATCAAATTAATTTTAGATATATTATTCAAAACAGTATTATAAATGTAGGTGATTATAATGAATTAACTAATAATCCTTCACTTAAATTTATATTAGGAAATACATATAAATTTGATGTTTCAGATTCATCACATAATCAAAAATTCGGTATTATTAAATATACTGGAATTATTAATGCAAGTGTGAATAGTACAATTAGTATAATTGCTAATACATCAGCAAATCCAAATTTAGAAACAGTATTAACTATTAAAGATAATGGTACAAATACTAATGGTTATGATATAACTTATAAAGAATTTGATAAAGGTAGTACAGATGATGAAACAGCAACAAATTTAGTAAATTTAATAAATGAGATAGTAGATACTACAGTTCAAACAACACCTAATTTATTCAGAGCAGGAAAAATAGATAATTTTGATTATATATTTATAAATCATTTAAATACTGATATTCCTTCTAGTAGTAATAATACTACAATCTCAAATATTATTATTACAAATTACGAATATACACCAGAATTTAATTTTAGTTTTTATCAAAATGGAAATAGTAATACTACTAACTCAACATATAATAAATCTGTAATTACAAAAAATGTTATTAGATCAGGTACACCAGGTTCTTCAAATGCATATATTCAATATAACACAAAAGCAACTGATTATGGAGGAGAGATTAAAACATCATTTGAAACACCTAATAATTTTTATTATTTATCTATTCCAACAATTACTAGTGAATCAATTGTGTTATCTTCTAGTACAACAAGTTTATTTAATCCTCATATTACAAGTGGTAATTTAATTACATTACAACAAACAATTGTTAATAGAGTACAAACACCAGGTATGATAAATTTAACAGGTGAAAGATTAATTACATTAAAATCAAAAAACATAGAAGAACATTTATATAAAAATGAAAGTGGTACCTCATCAATTGGTATAGCATTATTTAAAGTAGGTTCATCAGGTTATACTGATAACAGATTAGACTTTACAAATTTCAAACCGAAAGATTTTCATCCAATCGGTAAATTAACTCATCTAGATTTTAGATTTGAAATTGATGATAATCAGTTATATGATTTTAAAGGAGTAAATCACAATTTACTAGTTAATATAAAATATTATGTTCCTAATAAAATATTAGATAATATGAATTATACACTTAATTCAAATTATAATCCAGATTTTATTACTTATAAAAAGACACAATATGAGAAAGATGATGAATCCGAAGAGGAATTAAATGAATTAAGTAAAAATTTTAGAGGAAATTTCTTGGAAAAAGAAAAAGAATATGAATATTCAAGTGATGATGATTTAGAATATGTTGAATCAAGAAATAATGATTATAGTGATTCAGATACAAGTGAATCTAGTGAAGATAGAAATAATTACATTCCAGCTAATAACAATAATATTACACCATATCATCCTATGTATAAATTATGATTCTAATGTTGTTAATATGTTTTTAACTTGTGTTTTAGTAATTACATATTTGTTTAATAATTCTCTAATTGGTAACATTTCTTTTTCACCAATTTTTTCTAATAATTTTATATTTTCTTTTCTAATAATATTACAAATAATTTCTATATATATCTGATTAATTTTATCAGGATTATTATTCATTAATTTTAAAATTAAAACAATAAATAAAATATATTGTTTAAAAAAAAATCAAATTTTTAAATTTAATTAATAATTTAGAAACCGGCATACATGTTTCCTGTAAAACCTTCAACAGAACTATTATCAACAGGTACTTCACCATTATCAGCAGATACATCACCATTATCAGCAGATACATCACCATTATCAGCAGATACTTCTTCAGCAGGTACTTCACCATTATCAGCAGGTTCTTCTTCAGCAGATACCCCTTCAGCAGATTCACCTTCATCATTCATGTGTACTTCTTCATCATCATGCTCCGCAAATGGCTCTCTGGGTTGCATTCCACCGCCAACAGCAGCAAGTGTTGTAAGTGCTAATAAAAGTAAAGCAAGTAATGTTTGTTGTTGCATATGTTTCATTTTTTATATTAATAAAAGATATTTTTTTTAATTTTATAATTTATTTTTATTTTAAATATGATATAAATATCTAATAAATTATAATTAATTTAAAAAATATTAATATTTTTTTTAACTTTAAATTAATATCTTTAATAAAATTAAATATTAATGGCGGACTTAGCAACAGTATATGGAAATGGTGATAATGGAATTAATAATTCTAATATTGAACAACCAAATCAATTAACAAATAGTTTACATGGCAATTTAAAAAATGATAATAACCAATATAATAATCCTAGTAATTTTACTACTCCTCCACATTCTCCACAAGAAGAGGGTACACAAGAAGTTGATGCTATTATTGAAAAAATGCAAGAAAAAATTGATAAACAAAAAAAAATAAATGAATTAAAAGAAGAAATTAAAAAAGCAAAAGGTAATAATGATTCTATAATTGATAGATATTTAAAGAAAAAGAAAGATGTTATAAAACTATTTGGTTTAGCATTATTAATACTTTTAGCTTTATCTATGAATGATTTAATTAAAACTTATCTTGGCAAATATTTATTAAGTAATGATTTAACTGATAAAAATGAAATGTATTTAAGATTATCAATACCATTAACAATTTATTTTGTTATATGGACCTTAAAAGCTTTTAGTAAATAAATTTATTTAAATTATAATTTTTATATAAGAATTATAAATTAAAGATAATTATATATAATTCTTAAAATGAAAAAAACTTATGATTTATATGACTTAAATAAAAATAAAAAAGACATTAAAGAAATATTATATTTAACTGATACATATAATATATATAGTAATTTTTATGCTAATAATTTAAATAATCTTAATACCTATAAGTTTTTAATAGAAATTAATTTTAGTAATAATAGAAATCTAAATGATGATTCTATTAGTAATTTATATAATTTAGAAAAACTTGTTTTACCTAAAAATAAATTAATATCTAATAAAAGTATTTCTAATTTAAATAAAATTAAATATTTAGATTTAAGTTATAATACAAATATTGACAATAAATCATTAATAAATAAAACAAATTTAGTATATTTAAAATTATTATTTAATAAAAAAATAGATGATAATGGTTTTAAAAATATAAATAAGCTTGAATATTTAAATCTAGGTTATAATAATAATAGAAAATTAAATTTAAATTTCATAAAACATAATAAGAATTTGAAGGAAGTTATATTATATAAAAAAAAAATTATATCAGATGAAATAATTTTAAATTTAAAAAAAATAAAAAAGTAAATTGTTATCAATTAAAATTATTTAATTAAAATATTCTTCTTGTCTCAATATTAATATTTTTTTTTCTGTTGTTAGATATTTTTTTTTTATTTTGTTTTGTTTTCTTTCTATAAGAATTATCACTACTTTCACTACTACTTGTACTACTATCACTACTTTCTTGAATAAATTTTCCAGATTTTTTATTATCTATATTTTTATTTTTTGTATTAATATTTTCAATTAATAAATTAAATGTTTTATGTGTATTATCAACGGTTCTTTGTAACATATTAATTCGATTATTTAAATCTATAATAATTTTATTAAAGTCATCTTGTGTTTTTTCTATATCTTGTAATCTTTTCTCAATATCTTCACCTAATTTTGAAATATTATTCATTATAATTATTTTATTAAAATTAGTTAAATTATTTAAGTAGTTTTATTTTGATAATTAAATATTCTATTTAATAAAATGTCTCAAGAAGAAATTGTATATAGAAAAAAAATGTTAAAAACTCAAATATTTATCAAATTGGGTTTAATTTTATTAATATTAGCATTTTTACATAAATCAAAAATAAAAAGTAATCAAACTATATTTTTAGATTTATTTAGTACTGAAACAAGAAATAAAAATTCTCAAATAACATTATTAACAATTTTATTAATTTTAATAGTATATTTTGTATTAGCTGGTAAAATTAGTGAACTTGATAATAATGTTTTTTTTTCGATGTTATTATTTATTTATTTATTATTTATATTCTATATTTTACTATTAATTATTAATAGCTATGCTAATTTAAATAATATAATAATATATAACAAAAATTTAAGCCAAATATTAATATTTTTATCAGTTATAGTAATTTTAGTATTTTTCTATATTGAACTTTATAGTTTTAAAAAAAATTCTAACGATAAAAATAATGTACTAATTAATTTATTTATAAAAGATGATTCAAGTAAGATGATAAAATTTAATTTATTTTTAGATACATGTTTAAATTTTATTATATTACTTGCTGTTATAATTAATTCAATAAAATTAATACCTTAGAGAAAATATTAATTGTAGGTATATTTATTAAATATTAATATTATACTAATTACTAATAGTATTTGATATATTGTAAATAATCTTTCAATAAAATTATCATTTATAATTGTTTTTTTTCCATTTCTCTTATTTAATGCAACCTGGTAACAATAATAAAGCTAACGCAATTAAAATTACAATATTTATTATAAATAAATAGAAATATATTTTAATATCTATTAAAATATTATTTATAATTTTTGATAAAATTATTTTAATTATATCTTGTATTGAACCTTTATTTTCTTTTGGTTGTTCTTGCGCTGGTTTTGTACTATATGTAATATACTTTAAAAACCATATTAGTAGTTTAAATAAGAATATATATATAAACCAATAAATAAATAGTAGAATTGGAATAAATAACATTTCTTGAAATAAGGTTGTTATAAATAAAAATACATTCTTCCTATATTTAGATTGTTGAAATTTAAATGTTTTCATTTTTCTAACACCATTTATAATTATTATATTAAAGAATACAAATAATATGGTGTGTATTGTTTTTATTATGTTATTAAGGCTTTGATCATTATTATTTTCTATACTAGTTTCAGTAGTATTCATTATTTATTTAAATAAATATATTTACTATTTTTATTATAATAAAAATAAATTATTTATTATATATTAAATAATTAAAATGAATGGAAATAGAAATAACATAGGTTTAATATATGGATTTATTGCTATTAGAGTATTTATACTATATTTATCATCAAATGTATCTAGTAATATAATGAATCAAATATATACTGAACGTGTATTAATTAATGGAGAAAATCCACCAAAATTAGTTCACCAAATTTATTTATTTGCTGTTATTGATATAATATTTAATATATTTTTAATAGCATTTGTATGGGGTACTATTAATTTGATGGGTAAATCTAATACAAATATTCTTAATAATTTTGTATCTCATTATGTTATTACATTATTATTATTATTTGTTATTTTAGTTATTATTACTAATACAATGTATACAAAAAAATACTTTTTATATCAAGATGATGGTTTAAGAGCAATTAGAGCTTTAAAAGATTTAACATTTAATATTGGTATATTTGTTTCGATTATACCTGTATTTTTAGTTATTGATAATAATATTGAGTTACCAAGTGTTTCTAAATCATTACCTAATAATACTAAAACTGCTAATAATAGCACTTCTAATACTTCTAAAATTTCTAATACTTCTAATACTTCTAAAACTAATTAGTGGTAAATAAAAGTTTTATGAATAATATAGATATAAGTTGTATTTATTAAATTAATTAATTTAATTTTTCAATATAATTTAAAAATTAAATTATAATATAAATTATTAGTATTTAATTAATAGTTATAAATAATATGGATTTTTTAAACAATATAGATAAATTAATTAATATTATTTATAGTTTAAATGGAAATATTTTTGGAGAATTAGTACGTGATTATAATATTAGATATAAATTATTAAATATTAATTTAGATAATTATAATTTTAATTTTAATAATATTAATATTGTTTTTAATAACAATATTATTATTAAATATTTTATTAGAATTATTTCATTATATTATGAAATTTATAAAGATAATACACAAAGTAATGATAGAATAAATTCTTATTTTTTAATATATAGCTATAATAATGATGATAATAATAATAAGGTTAAAATAATAAAACTAAATATTTTTTCATTTACGTTATCAAACTATTTAAAATCAAAGAATTTAGAAAAACTGACATATGATTTAGATTGTAATCATTTTTTTATGAATAGCAATTCATTATATTTAATTTCAAATAAAAATTTAGATACATTTCATTTAGATCAATTATCATTTAATAATTATACATCACAATTTAAGAGAATTTTAAATAAAAAATTTTGTTTAAAAAAAAAAGATTTTGATATTAATACTTATATAAATAATATTGATCAAGCATATGATTTAGTACATCATGGTTGGATAATGGACGATTTTTCATCAACAAATACATTTAAAACTTGCATATTATTAAAATGGTGTAATAATGATAATAATAATTTTAGATGTAATTTTACTGTTAATGAATTAGAAAAATTTAAAAATAATAATAGTTGCTCGATATGTAGTTCTAATTTTACAGATAAGTGTATTGTTATTAATACTATATGTAATCATAATTTTCATTGGTATTGTAATAATGATTTTGGTTTAAAATATTGGATTCAAAATCATAATAATAGTTGTCCAATTTGTAGATTAAATAATTTTATTTAAATTTAAACTATTAATTAATTTTTTGATTTAATTATATTAATTATAATAAATTAAATATGTCTTCAAATATTCCAAATAATTTAAATATTAGTTCAAATGTGAATGAAAATTTAAACTATATTGATAAAGATAACTATTATTTTGAACAAGAAATTAAAAATAAACAAATTCATCAAGTTGTATATTCATTTATAATGCTTATATTTTTAGTTGTAACATTTAAAATAATTTATTTAAGATATAAAAGTAGTAATATACCATATTTAGTATATATATTATATGCTATTTTTGTTATATTCTTTTATTTATTTTATTATAAAATTTCAATTTATCTTACAGATTTGATACTACTATTTTATATTCCAAATTTATTATAAATTTAATTACATAAAAATATATTATTTATAATAAATGTTATCATATATTAATTTACTTTTAATAATTGTTCTTACAATTACATTAATGGTTGGTTTTTATTTAATTAAAAACAAATATGAAGAAGATATTAGTGAACATGATGAAACTTTAATTAAAATTTTTGATAAACTTAATAAAAACGATGAATATTTAAATAAAAATAGTGCTAGTTCTAAAGAAGAAATACAAGCTATAATTACAAAAAATTCAAATGATCTTGGTGAAAATAGGGGACTTATTATGGATAATGTTGGTTTAGTTGATGCACTTGTTAGTAGATTAGATACAAAAAATTCTAATGTTACAACAACAACAACTGAAAATGATAATACATCAGATAATGTAGTTGAAGGATATCAAGATTTAACAGCAAAAGAGATAAGAGATAAACAAGCAACTACTTTACAAAATATAATTGGAATGAAACTTCCAACAAGTTTACAAAATAATACTACTACTAATCAACAAAATACTAATGCTAATCAATCTTTAGGAGAAAATAATACAGACCTTTTACCTCCATCTAATGATCCTGGTGTAGGTGATGTGGCACTAGTACCTGGTGCTGAAATAGATGAATCTTCTTCTACACCTGCTGGAGACTCAGCTACACCTGCTGGAGACTCAGCTACACCTGCTGGAGACTCAGCTACACCTGCTGGAGACTCAGCTACACCTGCTGGAGACTCAGCTACACCTGCTGGAGACTCAGCTACACCTGCTGGAGATTCATCTACACCTGCTGAAACTGATTTCGAAGTTGCAGTTATAAGTGGATACCAGAATATAAGTGATACTAAAAGATGTGAATTTAAAAATAATTCTCAAATAAATGATATTAATAATTTAAGTAAAGCTCAAGATTGTGCGGATGCTTGTACTTTAAGTAATGATTGTAAAAATTTTTCATTTGAACCTAGTACTAAATATTGTTTATTATATAATAATAATTGTGATTTAATAGATGGTAGTACAAAATGGCACACCTATAATAAATTTGAACCATTTATTCCATTTATGTATAATCAACGTGGAGTTTCTACTGCAACAGAAAGCGTATTTAAACCTCTTATAGCAAAGTAAAAATATTTTAATTAATATTATTTTTTTATAAATATTTATTATATTTAATATAATTAAATAATGCTTTCATTACTGAATACAATTATAATAGTATCACTCATTATAATAACTATATTTGTTTTATTAACAGTTATGAATAATCTTAATACTTTTAAAAAAATTTATAATGAAGAACAAGATGATAAACTCAAGAGTTTAGAAAAAACATTTGGTGAATTATCGGACAATGATAATAAATTACAAGATAAAGCTATAGAACATAATAATAGATTAGTAGTAAATGAAACAAAAATAGCAGAACATGATACTACACTTATTGATCATAATTCTAGATTATTGGATAATAAAACTAATATAGATATACATAAAAATTTATTAAAAAATAATAATAATCAAAATATTAAAAATATTGTACAAAATAATCCAGATGTTGCAGAGAATGATGTATATTCATTAATTAGTCATAATAATACATTAATTAATGATAATTATAATAAAGTATTTGAAATTTTAGAAAAAAATAATACTGATAATAGTACAGTATTAAAATCAGTATCAGGTACAAAAATGATTATGAATCCAGATGGAAGTATAAAAATAAATGTGTCAAATCCTAATAAACTAAGAGTATGTGATATAAATGGAAATAATTGTAGTTATTTAGTTACAAGAAGATTTGTAGAACAATTACCTATACAGATACCAGAAAATATAGAAAATTTTCAAGATGCACCAATAATAGATTCTACAAAAAAAAAATTAATATTAAATGAACATGGTGAATTATGCGAATTAGGTAAAGATGGAGACATAGATGTTCAAACATGTAAAAGAATAGGATTATATGGTGAATTACAAGGACCAAAAGGTGATCAAGGTGAACCTGGTGGTTCATTCGCAGAATTAACTGAATTAGAAAAAGAAGGATTAAGAGGTGCGATTGGTCCTGAAGGTCCAAGAGGTCTTCAAGGCCCAAAGGGTGATAAAGGAGATACTGGTCCACGAGGTCCACAAGGACCAGCTGGTTCAACAGGTAGTACTGGTCCTCGTGGTTTAAAAGGTGATCAAGGTGAAAAAGGAAATCAAGGTTCAAAAGGAGATAAAGGTGATAAAGGTGATAAAGGAAATACTGGAAATACTGGACCACGAGGGCCACAAGGTGATACAGGTAAAGATTGTTCTATTGTAAATACATGTAGCAAATTATGTATAGGAAATACTTGTATTCAGAATGAAGATGAACTTATAAATGTTAAAAATGCAATTACAGCATTAGATCGGCACATTGATAATGGTACTTTACATAATTATGAAAATTTTGCACCAAATCCTACATTAGCTCGTGCTGCGGAAGGAACAAATAATATTGAAATAAGAGTTATATCAGCTGGTTTGAATGATAGTAATAAAGATTCAAGAGGTATTTATATTGATGGTGAAAAAGTATCTGTATCTTATGGTAGATCATATACATTAGTTGTAGTTAATCCAAATAATAAAAATATAATACATAAACAAAAATATGATGTATATGGTAACTCTGGACAAAGTAACTTATTAGATAACCATTTTTTTAATTATGATAGAGATGGTAATATATTAATAATAAGTACATATGATGAGCCAAAGCAAAATGCAAGAGGTTCTAATCGATTAAATAAAATTAAAAATAAGGTAGGTGGTACTATATTAAATTCTTTATTATATAGAGGTGCGTATGGATTAATTTATAAAAATGGTCTTTCATCACCGGTTATATGGCAAGCAAAAAAAAATAGATACGGTAATCCACTTAATAGCGGTATAAAAAATATTAATTTACTTTAAAATATAGATTTAATTTTAAATTTTAAAAATTGAATTTATTAACTTTATTTATAACTTATTTATAATTTAAATTATAAATAATGACTAATCACAACTATAAATTTGTGTTTGATACTGAAACATCTGGATTACCTTATAAAGAAAGAGGGTCTAATTATGATTATACAAATTTAGACCATTTTAATTCAAGTCGTTTACTATCAATTAGTTGGTTATTAATAAATGACATAAATGAAATTGTAGAAAAAAAAACTTATTACATTAAACCAGATGATTTTGAAATATCAGAAGCTTCTATAAATATTCATGGTTTAACTAAAGAATTTTTAAATGAAAATGGTATTACTATTCATGAAGTTTTATTAAATTTAAATGGTTTATTTACTAAATATAATATTAATTTACTTATAGCTCATAATATTAATTTTGATATTAATATATTAAAATCTGAATTATATAGATATCAATATAATATTACACTTAGCAAAATTGCAAGAACTGAAACATTTTGTACTATGTTAGGTTCACAAGTAAGAATGAATGTTTATAAATGGCCAAAATTATCAGAAGCATATACTTATTTTTATAATGAAGAAATTGCAAATGCACATGATGCCGAATATGATACATTACATTGTTATAAGATATATTTAAAATTATGTGATTACATTAATAGATTAAATGTATAGTATGGATAGTGCTTTATGTTTTATATCTCAGCATTAAATTATTAATAAGTGCGAATTTTTCTTCAGCAATTTTATCTAATTCCTCTTGTTTTTTTAATCTTTTTAATTCTATTTTTTTCTCTTTTTTAATTCTTCTTGCTTCTTTTATTAAATCTTCTTCTGACATTACATATGAAATATTTGATCTATCTGCTTCAATATCATTCATATTATTGTAATTTGGTCTATTGTTCATTAATCTAGGATCCGCTAATCTACTAGTAGAGTGTGCTTTTTTATAATCAGAACAAGTTAGATTAGTTGTTTCTGTTGAAAAATCTTTAATATTATCTATACCGAGTTCAGTATATTTTAGTGTTTTTGATGATGATGGTAATGCTTCTGGTTCTTTATATACAATCATTTTTTTATTATATTTACTAATTGGTTCTGAATTAAAAACTGAATTAAATTGTTTCATATTGCTAACTTTTTTTGTAATATTAATATCTTCTCTATCTTTACTACTTTCTAACATCATATCACCATAACCATTATCAAAAGGATTACTAATTTTGTGATTATCATAAACTTTATTGAATGTATCTTGAAAATCATTTAAATTATAAGAATTATTTTGATTTAAATATTTATTCTTTCTTTGTTGATTATGCTGTGTTTCAGTATAATTATTAAAATCAAGTTTTAATTCATTAAATTGTTTATTAATTTTTTTTAATTTATATTCTTCATATAATTTTTTATAACATAAGGTAACTAAATTAAATAATTCTTCACTACCACCTCTATCAGGGTGTGCTTTTTTAGCAACTATTTTATATCTATTTTTAAGTTCATCTATTGTATAATTTTTATGAATACCCAAAATTTTATAAGGATTTATATTATTATTCATCTTATTATAAATTATTATTTTAATAATAGAAATTTTACTTAAATATTATATTTAGTGATAATTTATAATATGACTAAAAATTATTATGAATTGTTAGAATTAAATAGAGACGCAACAATAGATGATATAAAAAAACAATATAAAAAATTAGCATTAAAATATCATCCTGATAGAAATTATAATAATAAAAAGGATAATGAATTAAAATTTAAAGAAATTACAGAAGCATATAATGTATTATCGGATAAAGATAAAAAACAAAATTATGATTATTTTGGATTAAATGATAATAATACATTTAATGACTCGATTAATAATCCTTTTACAGATTCATTTGATGATATACTATCAAAAATGTTTAATTTTAAAGAATCTAATTTAGATGATTTACTAAAAGACGATATAAAACCTAAGATATTTGTAAATATTAGTAAAGTACCATTAAATAATAGTTATAGTAATAATAATGATATATTTAATAATATTACAAATATAATGGATGATATATTATTTAATGGTATAAATAATTTTAATCATCCAATAAATAATAAACAAAAAAACTTTGGAAATAATAAAATTAAAGAAAAAAATTATGATTTATTAGATTTAAATGTAACATTGGATGATATAATGAATTCTAATAAAAAAACAATAAAATATAAAATTAAAGATATATGTAGTTATTGCAATGGGACATATGCTTTAGAGCCAAGTGATATAATAGAATGTTTATATTGCAGAGGTACTAATTCAAATTGTGGGTCATGTAATGGAACTGGTAAAATTTTTAAAACACAAAGAAGATGTAATAATTGCATAAATGGAATAGTTGAAAAAGATACAATTATAAATGTATCTGTACCAAAAGGAGTTCCGAATAATCATATATTTATTATAAAAAATAAAGGATCTTATAATAATGAAAAAAAAAATTATAATGATATTAAATTAAAATTTATATATGATTTACAAGAAGATATTAAAATAAAAGAAAATAATATTTTAATAAAACTGGATATAACAATTCAAGAATTATTTTGTGGATTTAAAAAACAAATTAAATTATCTAAAAATGTTATTGAAATAACAATGGATAAATATTTTAATCCGTCAGAACCAATAATATATAAAAATATGGGAATTCCAAAATATAAAAATGATATTAATAAAGGAGATTTAATATTAGAATTTAATGTAATATATCCTAGCAGTGATAATAAAATTATGCATAAGTATAAAGAAGTGTTTACTAGAATATTTTCTAAATTAAATATGTAAGTAAATAATACCTCTCTAAAAAAAGATATTATTAAACATAAAATTATAATTTACCAAATGTATTTTCACCAGTATAAGTAAAATAATAGAAACCATCATCATCTTTTTTATTTTTAAGAAAATGTTCTAAAGTTTGAGATGTAGGTGGTAAAATATTATCATGATATAAAAAAAGAGCAACCTCTTTTTTAAGTTTTAATCGTCTACGAATAATAAAATTAAATTGACCAATTGTTAATTCAATAGGGACTAAATATTTATTTTTATCTATATCTGGAAGTAATTTACAATTAGTATTTTTTTCAACAATAATCGCAAATCTATCAGGATATTTATTATTAATTCTTTCAGATTCAGCTTTTCTCTTATCAAAAGTATATGTTTTCTTAAATTTCGACATATTTAATAAACTTTTTTAAATTTTAAATATATTTTAATTATTTTATAAAAAAATAACAATATAAATAAATGCCAACCCAAAATAACAATAAAAATAATAAAAAAGTTAAAACACAAAATAAAAATAGTAAAAAAAAAGTTAAAACACAACAAAATGATAGTAAAAAAAAAGTCACTAAACAGATAACAAAAAAAATAAAAAATAACAATAACAAAAAACAGCAAGGAGGTGGATGAGGCAATCCTGATAGAAGATAATATTAATTATTTTATTTATTATGGCTTTAATATATAGTTATATATTAAGAGCAATTATGATGTATTATATTTAAATTCATATTGAAAGATATAATATTGATTTAATAATAAAATAATTAATCTAATATATTCATTCTAAATGTTTTTATTAAATTATTATTAAAAATACTATTTCTTCTTTCAGGATCTTTTAAAATTGTTAAAATATTATTTATATTATTTTTAAAATTATTTTTTTTAATTGATAATTGTATATTATTATCAAAAATTTGTATTTTTTCTTTATCTAATAAATGAATACCTTTATTTTTATTAAAAATATTTTTATATAAATTTAAATTATTAAGTATAGCGCATTTTAAGATGAAGTAACTAATACAATTAGTACTTTCAGAAATATTTTTAGTACCCAATTCTGAAATATTATGAATATTCAAATTATAAAGTATTTTGGCAGATTGTATAAAAGAAAAATTAATTTGTTTTTTAATTAATTCATTAAAATCTAAATTGAATGTTTTAGAATAATAATAAGTGTATATTAATACAGCAAAAGATTCAGTATAAGCTTCAAAAATAGAGAATCTATTATTATTTAGTTTTAATATTTTATTAATTTTAGTATTATTATTATTATTAAAAGCATGAAAATTATATAAATGTATTAATTCATGTACTAATACTTTTTTAAGTTCTTCTGATCTATAAATAACAATGTAATCAAAATCAGTATCTGAAAAATTTTGTGTGTATCCAGTATTAATATTATCTGGAATTAATTGATTTTTATTATTAATGTTAATTTGTTTTTTAAAATTTGTAAGTAATAAAAAAATTTTAATATTATTTCTAGGTTTATGTATTTTATTAAATAATAATATACAAAAATTAATTAAATCAATAAGCTCATTAATTAATTTATTATTTTTTTTATTACTATATAAATACAAGTTAACGTTAGTATTTTCATAAAAATACTCTATTCTATTATGATTTTTTAAATTTAATATTTTCTTTTTAAATTTAGAAGAATAATTATAATTATTTATTAATTCTTGTAAATCTTTATTATATTCTTTTATATCTAATATTTCAATCTTTGTTGAATTATTTTTATTATTATTGTAAATTTTATCAAGATTTGTCAAAATATATTGTTGTATATTTATTTTATCTAAATTAATAAAATCAAATTTTGTTATATCATCTAATATCATATTTAATTTTAATAAAATAAAATTAAACAAAAAATAAAGTTATAAAAATAATTAATTTAATAAAAATATTTCAAATTAATTTAATCTAAATATCTCATTTTAGTATTTGCGTCTACCATAATTTTAATTCCAGCTTCTTTTAACTTCATACAATAAGAATAAGTATCTGTAAATAGTCCAACTGGTTTATCAGTATTTGGTTCAAACCAAGGATATTTAAGTTTTTCACAAACGCCTTTTTTAAAACACATCCAACCCATATCTGCAAATTCAGCTTCAAAATACCTATTATCTTGTTTATCAACATTAACTAAGTCATCATATTTTAAGAAATTAAATGTACCATTTTTCTTATAAAAATCATAATCAAACTTTTGAACTACATTTGTAATCTGTTCATTAAATGTATAAAGACCACTTGTTACATCATGTGGTGATTCAATCATTTTTTCTAGATCTTTAAATGTAAATGTAACATTTGGATCTACCCAAACAAGATAATCGTATTTTACTCTTTCTTGAAATGGTTTCTGTTCAACATCATTAGATAAGATATTTCCACCTAAGCATTTATTACGAGAAATATATACATTTTTATCATAATCCAGACATACAATAGGTCGATAGTTATTCATAACACATTGAAGAATAAGATCACTCCATGATAATACAAATCTTGTATTAAATTTTTCTCCTGGAATACAGAAAAGAACTGTTTTTGGTTCTTTATCTGTTGAATTATTTACTTTTAAATTAGATACATCAGGTACCTTAAATTCATCATCTGTTTTTTCAGTTGTACTCATTATAAAATATAATATATACTATATATTTTTACTTTTTAAATAAGTTTCATCTCTTTAAATAGTAAATTATTTAATTTTATTTTTTTTTGTGATTCAATTTTATTTACTTTAATTGAATCTAAAATTGTACTAAAACTATATTCATCTTTATATTTTTTTTGAGTAAAATTAATAATATTATTTTTTGATGTATCATGATTTAAAAATAAATAATTACTTAGAATTTCTGTAGTAGACATTTATTATATAAAATATTTTATTTACCCCGAATTATTTTCTTTTAAATATACTTTTGGGCTTGATATTAATTTATTTAAAAATAATTTAAAATATTTCATATAGATTTTTTAATCTATCTAATGGTTGCGATTGGTATTGATTTAGGCACTACATACTCATGTGTTGGTATTTGGCAAAATGATAAAGTAGAGATTATTTCTAATGACCAAGGTAATCGTACTACTCCATCATATGTTGCATTTAATGAGTCTGAAAGACTGATTGGCGATGCTGCAAAAAATCAGGCAAGTATGAATCCGAAGAATACTATTTACGATGCTAAAAGATTAATTGGCAGAAGTTTTACAGATACTGCTGTACAAGAAGATATTAAGACATGGCCTTTTGATGTTGTAGATGTAGATGGAAAACCAAAAATGCAAGTAAAATATATGAATGAAACAAAACAATTTCATCCGGAAGAAATTTCTGCAATGATTCTTACGAAGATGAAAGAAGTTGCTGAACAATTTACTGGTGAAGATGTTAAAGATGCTGTTATTACTGTACCCGCTTATTTTAATGATAGTCAACGTCAAGCTACAAAAGATGCTGGTTCAATTGCAGGATTAAATGTACTTCGTATTATTAATGAACCAACTGCTGCAGCAATGGCATATGGTTTAAATACTGGTACTAATGAAGAGCGTAATGTTCTTATTTATGATTTCGGAGGTAAACACTAATTATTCTGCCTCCTAACCTGGTGAATTGCTGGAAACTCCTTAAGATTATTACACCACAACGTAACTAGTGATAGTAAGCGTGAAGGTTTGAAAAGTAATAATATTGGACAATCAGCAGCCAAGTCGTCTTAGAAATAAGCGGAAGGTTCAACGACTAGTTATATGTCTAAGTTAATATTAATTATATTAATATGATAATATAACCACGAGTGCCAGGATTCTAAATTATTTAAAATTATTTAGTATATAATATATGAGCTATGAATGAAAATAATATTAAATTAGTATTATCAAATATAATTAAAATTTATAATAAAGATACTAATGAAATATTATATAATAAAAATAATAAAAATAATAATAATATAAATTTCATTAAATATAAACATAAAAATTCAAATACTGATGCCATTTATAAACTAAAAGTTAATGATATGATTATTAATAAAAACAATAAGTTTATTATACATTATAATTGTATTACTTGCAATAAACTTAACATTTTTAGATTAAATAATATTGTTAGAAAAGTTAATAGAAATATAACAAAATGTCAACAATGTGTTAATTCATGCCTTAATAAAATTAATAACCAGAAAATTACATTATTTAATACATTAGATAAAAAGAATAATAATATTGATATTGGTATATCTAACAATCTTAATAAAGAACAGCAATATATTAATGATAGTAATAATGAATTTAATGAAGAAGATTCTGATTTTCAAGATATGTATTTTTCAAAACATTTAACTAATGAAGATTTCAATAGAATAAAAGATAAGATAATATCATTTCAAAATGATAAATTTAAAAATATTCAAAATTTTATATATATATCAAATGCTAAAATTAATAATGGAACTAAATATAATCCTAGATTATATGATATTAATCGTAAAGTTTTTGAGAAACCAATATATATAAAATTTAAATGTGAAAATTGTGAAAATGATTTTATTCATAGAGATCTTTATATAGTTAAAAATAAATATAAAATATTATGCAAATACTGTTCACTCTGTAATAACAGTTTTAAAATACGTACATTTCATAATATTTTAAATCAAAAAATAACATATCAAAGTAAATTAGAATTAAACTTTATAAAAAAAATGAATGATTTAAATATTTTAATTGAGAATGGACCAAAAATAAATTATTCATTTAATTCTAAAAATAGAAAATATATTGTTGATTTTTATATTCCCAGTATTAACACATTAGTTGAATTAAAAGATGATCATATTTGGCATAAAGAACAAATAAAAAATGGTATTTGGAAAGCTAAAATGGATAAAATAGATGAATTATTAAAAAATAATATTTATACAAAATATTTATTAATTTATCCTAAAAATTTAATGAATAATATTAATATTATTAAAAAATATATTGATAATATTTCTCATATTAATGTACTAAATAAAACTTAAATAAAATAGAATAAGATATAGTCTGATCTTATATGAAAATATAAGAAATATTGTTTAAACGACAATATGATAACATAATTGGGAACTTTTGATGTTTCACTCTTAAATATTGATGATGGTGTTTTTGAAGTTATTGCTACAAGCGGTGATTGTCATTTAGGTGGTGAAGATATTGATAATAGGCTTGTACAACATTTCCTTAATGATTTTAAAAGAAAAAATAGAAAAGATATGTCACAAAATGCTCGTGCTGTTAAGAGGCTTAAAGTCGCATGTGAGAGACTTAAGCGTACTTTATCATCAGCAACACAAGGTCAAATTGAACTTGAATCTCTATATGAAGGTATTGATTATTATTCATCAATGTCTAGAGCTCGTTTTGAAGAAATTAATTCTGACATCTTTAGAAGAACACTTGAACCAGTTGAAAAAGTAATGAGAGATTCTAAAAAATCTAAAGCTGAAATTAATGATATTGTATTAGTTGGAGGAAGTACTAGAATTCCTAAAATTCAACAACTATTAACTGATTATTTTAATGGTAAAGAACTTAGCAGAGGAATTAATCCAGATGAAGCAGTCGCATATGGTGCTGCTGTTCAAGCTTCTATTTTATCTGGTGTCCAAAGTGAGGCTACTAAAGATATTTTATTACTTGATGTTGCACCTCTTTCACTTGGCATTGAAACTGCTGGTGGTGTTATGACTAAGTTAATTCCTCGTAATAGTACTATTCCAGCAAAGAAATCACAAACATTCTCTACTTATGCAGATAATCAACCTGGTGTATTAATTCAAGTTTATGAAGGTGAAAGAACTCTTACTAAAGATAATAATTCTCTTGGAACTTTTGAACTTACTGGTATTCCTCCAGCTCCTCGTGGTGTTCCACAAATTGAAGTATCTTTTGATGTAACTGCTGATGGTATTCTAAATGTTACTGCCAAAGATAAAGCATCAGGCAATGAAAAGAATATTACGATTACAAATGATAAAGGGAGATTAACACAAGAACAAATCGATGAAATGATTTCTAATAGTGAAAAATACAAGGAAGAAGATGAAAAAATTAGATTAAAATTAGAAGCTAGAAATGGTTTAGAAAGTTATTTATTTAGTTTTAAGAATTCTTTAGAAGACAATAAAACTTTAGATGATGATACTAAACAATCTGCTAAAGATATTCTAGATAAACACTTACAATGGTTAGATGAAAACGATAATGCTTCTACGGAAGATTATGATAATAAGAAAAAAGAGGTAGAACAAGAACTCAAACCAATTGTTGAAAAAATGTATGGTTCTGGTTCAAATGAAGTCCCTCCTTCTATGCCATCACAAGATGTAAATACTGGTCCTACAGTTGAAGATATTGATTAAAACTTTATACATAATAAAATATTTTATTATTAGATATAAAAAATGATTGCGAATAGTGAGAAAGCATTTCAATACTTTAAAATATATGCATATTGTTTAGCTGCTATATTTGCTGGTTATACAGTTGTTGATTTAGATCAAGAGTTTTTAAATAAATTTACTCAATTAAAATATCAATCTATTATTGTAATTGTATTAGTTGCTGGTTTCTTTAACTTTACTATTAAAGAATGGCGTAAAAACTTAATTGAAATAATTGCGATTTCTATTATATCAATTGGAAGTCTACAATTATTGCGTTGTAAAAATAAAAAAACTATTAATATACCTAAAAATTTAAAAGATGAAAATTTTTTTGTTAATTAATTTATACACCAGTACTTCCAAATCCTCCATCACCTCTTTCAGTATCATCTAATTCTTCTACTAATTCTACTGGAGGTGTTTTAATTTGCTCTAAAATTAATTGAGCAATTCTATCATTTTTATTAATTACATAATCATTATTTGATAAATTATGTACCATTACTTTTACAGGACCTCTGTAATCTCTATCAATAACACCAGCATTAATTAGAATACCTTTTTTGGAAACACTACTTCTAGGAGCAATACGTCCATATGTTCCTTCTGGGACTCTAATAGAAATTCCTGTATCAATTAATTTAATTTTATTTGGTGTAATTGTTTGATTTTCATAGGAATATAAATCATAACCAGCAGCTTCGTCAGAACCACGGGTTGGTTCTTGGGCATCTTCATAATTTAACTTTACTTGAAAAGTACTCATTTATAATTATTTATTATTATTAATTAATTAATTCAATTTTTTAAATATTTTTATATTCGTTTATATTAAATATTTATTTAAAATATGAGTAAAGTTACACCCCAACAATCACCAATGGAAATACTAAAAGGATCTTTAGAAAAAGAACAAACCAAAGTAAATAAGATAGATGAAATAATTGAAAAATTAGAAGAACACCAAATAGTAGTAAAAAATAAAAGTAATAATACTGAAACAAGTTTTTATAATATATTAGGTAAATATATTACTTTTTTGAAATATATAAAAAGTATAATAGAAGTTAAAATTGGTAAAGATGAAAAAATAATAGAATTACAACAAAATGTTTTTAATAGTATTAATGTTATTACAAGTAGAATACAGAATATAAACTTATCATTACCACAAAAAGAAGCTAATATATCTAAAACACCTAAAACACCAAAACAAAATAATGATAATCCAGGTACTACAATACAAGATTTAGATAATAAAATAGAAAAATTAAATGGTAAATTAGATGAATTAAAAAAAAAACAAAATAAAGAAAAAGTATATTTATTAGATTTTAATACTAGTAATAGTGGTCTAGATCTAGGTAATAAAGGCATAATTGAACAAAGACTGCAAGACATAAAAAACATACAACAAAACTGCACTAAAGATATAAAAAGTACTGTAAATGACTTTATAAAGACTTTAAATAGTGCTCAGTCTGGAGGTACTAATGCAAGATTAAATAGTCCAAGTTTTAAAGATAATGATCAAGGATACTATGATATTATTAATAATAATATATTTAAAATACCAACTACTAATTATGAATTAACAAATAATATTACAGCTAATCAAAAAAAACACACAGAAAAATTAAAAGAAATTAAAGATGCCTATGAAGAAGAACTTAAAATAAATGTTGAAAATTATAAAAATATATGTGATGCTTTAATAACTTTACTTAAAAAAATAAATGAAACAAATGATAAGTTAAAAAAATTTAATGAATCAAAAAAAAACATTAATAAAAAAAATGAATTAAATAAACAAATTCAAGAAGAAAATAGAAGAATTCAAGAAGAAAATAAAAGAATTGAAAAAGCAAATAAAATAATTCAAGATAAGAGGAAAAGAAAACTACAAATAAATGAATTATCGAGTCAAATAAGTACACTACAAAATTTAATAGCACAAAATAAAATAATTTATAAGATATTAGATTTACAAGATATTAAAAATGGTGAGATATTTAAAGCAAATCACGAAGCGTTAGTAGGTGAAGATGGTAAAAGTGGTTTATTAGGAGAGATTACAAATGCAAAAAGCAAATTACTAAATATTAATATACCTCAAAATACAACCCAAATCACAGGCTCATCTCAAGCCCAATCCACAGGCAACACAGACTCATTTCAAGGCCAAATCACAGGCAACCTAGGCTCAACCCGAACCACAGGCCCAGGCTCATCTCAAGTCCAACAAGTCCAAGCCCAAGGTCAAGGCAATCCAGTCCTACAAGGAAACAATACATCAAGTATAACAAGCTCTATAAGTAGTTTAAACACAGTTATTGATAGATTAAATAATGTAAATGTAAATGTAAATAATATTGATGCAATTGAAACTAAAAATATGAAAACTTTAAATGAGTTATCTGTAATACTAGAAACCCTTTATTCAACTACTACTAATTCGAAAGAATTAGAAAAAGATTTTAATTCTATAGGTAAACCAAGTAATAGCATTTCAACAGATAATATAGATATACAAAAATATAATAGAATTGTAGAAAGTATTAATAAAAAAGAAAATAGAATCGATCAGTTATCAAGATATATTTATGTTATGACAAAATATATAAACGCAGATGCCATAAAGAAAAAATTATATGAAGAAGTAAGAAAAGAAGGTTTATTTTCAGGTACCGAAAAAATAGAATTAGAAAAAATAGAACAATCCGGTGGAAAATCCAAAAAATCTAAAAAGTCGTCTAAATCTAAAACATCTAAAGCAAAATCAACTAAAAAACAAAAAGCACCAAGAACACAAGTAAAATCATACAATAATCCCAAATACAAGAATCAAGATGGCGGTTTTGTAAGAGGTGGTGTTCTATTCCCTGAAAGCTTCTACAGAAGCGATATTGTTATGTAGATTGAAATGTAAATGGATTAAAACATTTATAATATTTTATTTTTTATGTTAATTTATATTAATAGATTAACTACTTAAACTATGAAAATAGATCCAAATAAAACATATTCTATAGAAGAATTACAATATATATTCAGCAAAGATTTATATAAAACAGCTATTAATTATAATAAATTAAATATTAATCAATCTGTTAATAGTATAGCAGAATCTAATTTAAATTCTAATTTTAGACAAGTTTTTGATAATGTAAATAAAAAAATTAAAATATTTGATAAATTAATTAAAGAATTACACAAGGTTCATAATAATCCTTCTATCAAAAAGCATATTGATTATTTATTATACTTAAAAAATATACTTGAAACAAAACAAAAAAATGATATTAAAATCATAAATTTGTTTAATGCAGTTATGAATAATACAAATGAAATATCTGAAAAGATAAAAAAAATTATAAGATTTAATAATCAAAAAAAAAATATTAATACTTTACGAGACATACGCAAATTATTTAATAGTATAAAAGACTTGACAGAAATTAAAAATAAAGATAATAAAGGAGGAGGTATTAAAAATAGAAGTGTAAGAAAAAATTATAAAAAAATAATTTCACAAAATAAGTTAAAAATTTATAATTTAAGTTTAAAAAAAAATTTAAAAGAATTAATAAATAATCTTAAATTAATTGAAAATAATAATAAAGGAGGTACTAATAATAAGCAGAAAGATATATCAAATTATAATGATTTACTAAAAGAACTAAAAGAACTAAAAAATAATAATGGTAAAAATAATTACACAACTGAACTAAAAAAAATTAAGATGAAATATGAAGATGGATTAAAAGATAATATTGCACATTTTAATTCTATATGTAAAGCATTAAAAGAGTATTTGACTACTTTATTTAACTCTACAAAAGATTTGTTAAAAAACTTTATTAATGATGGTAATGAGTTTATGAAAGGTAAAAATACTATTTTTAATGATTATAAAGATTCAATTGATAAAATAATAAAAGATTTTTTAATTAAAGAAATTACTAATCGTCAAAAAAAAATTGATAATCTACAAAATGATATTAAAAGTAGTGAAATTACAAATACTAATATTTCTATAAATCAAACAAATAATACAACAATACAATATCAAATATCTAAGTTAAATATGGAACTAAAAGAAATAAATGAAGAAATTAGAGTGTTAGAAACAATTTTTCAATATAATATAGCTAAATTAAAAGAATTTTATGATGAGTTTAATACAGCTGAAAATATAAATAATAATACTTATAATAATACTATAAATAAATTAAAAAAAGAATTTATAAAATTTAGAAATAATAATGAAATAAATAATTTAAGTAATTCTCAAATATATAATTATATAGATGATTTAAGTGAAAAATTAAAAACAGAATATGTTTCTGATATAAAAAAATTAAATACACAAAGAGATATTATACTAGGAAATATAAAATCTTTAGAACAACAAATAATAAATAGTAATATACAACAGAAAAATCAACAAAATAAAAAAAAAGAAAATGAAGAGTATATTGACGCGTTAAATAAAATTTATCCAATAATTGAGGAAGAAAGAAATAAATTACAACAAATAAGAGAAGTAAACTTAATGTTTGCTAATAGTGAATATATAGAAAAAATACATAAAAAAAATGATAAATATTTAGAAATTCTAAATAATAGTAACTCAAATAATTTAAATGTAGATATTTATTTATATCTATATGAGTTAAATAATGAGTTTATTAATTTTGATGATACATTTAAAATTGAGTTAAGTAATGAATTAAATAAAAATTCAGATAAATTTTTAGGGTATTTTCAAGAGTTATATGAATTATATGGAATTACTTTAAATAAGCCTATAAATTTAGATACTAATGAATATTTTGAATAAATTAAAATACAAATTTTTAAATATAATTTTTAAAATACAAATTTTTAAATACAAATTTTTAAATATAATTTTTTAAATATTATAATTAAATAAATATTTAATTATGAGTTTGCAAGGTAAATTAACAATAAAATTTATAATTAATCAATATAATCAATTTCATAAAATTGATAATATTCATAAAGATGGAACTATTAACATGAATGAATTAGCAAATTCATTAGGAAAAACTACGGAATCTATTAATAACGCATTTAAAAGTATTAATACAAATAATAATAACACTATTGATATATATGAATATATTCATTTTATGTTAAATACAAAAAATAATATAGGAGAAACAATAGAAGAAATTAATAATATTTTATCAGAAAATATATCTCAAAAAGATTATAATACAATAACAGATATTGATTATTTTAAAGAAATATTTAATGAAAAAATAAGATTAATTTTAATTTTTAATTACAATTTAAGTTCATTTAAGGATAAATGTGAAATTTTAGAAAACATTTTAAATAGTAGTATTACATATATATCAAATGGATTTTCTAAAAATATAAAAAAATTATTACCAAAAAGTATAAAAGGACTTCATAAAATATATCAAAATACAAAATGCAAAACTAATGATGAAAAATTTGATAATAACATTTTAAGCTTAGGAAAAAAAAAAAAAAATAAAAATAAAAGTTTAATAATTAGTAATGAATTAGATGATAGTATAAATATATTTATAGCATCATGTTATTTAGTTAATGAATTAAATTGTATTATAAATGTATTTGATAATAATTTAAAAGAAATTTATAAAAAACAAAATAGATTTGAAAATAATAATAATATTACTACACTAAAAAATTTATTAAATAATATTATACCACAATTTAATGATGTAAGTATAACAGATAAGAAAAATATAAATATTAATGATAATTTAGAACAAATTATTAAAATAATAAATAGTTTAATAGAGAAAATTACAAAAATATTTATAGGTATTCATTCCGATTTATCAATAAAAAATGATAATAATCCAAAATTCTTAGTATATAAAGATTTATCAATAAAAAAACAACTTAAATAGAATAAAACAAAACATAACCTAAATGTCCAGCATTTAGATCTTTTTTTTTTATTGTATTAATAGATAAATCATCTATCATTAACCATTCATCATCATTATTTGGATTTTTACGAACAATCGCAACATAATGTCCTCCGTAAATATTACCTAAGTGTAAACCAATAGCATTTAATTTATATTTTGTATTACTATTTTTAGATATTGCGTACTGTTTTAAATCTAAATCAAATGGTATATCAATATTTAAATTATTTTTATTCATTCTTTTAATTTTTTCATTATAATAAAATCTTTTTAAACAAATAATAAGATTTGGTGGAAAATTCCAATATTTAATTATTTTTTCACTTTTTTCTTTAACATTGCATTTATCACATTTCCATTCACCTTTTTCTATAATTTCTTTTTTTGTATGCATATTAATACAATCATATAAAGTTGTTTGTTTTACATTAACTTTTGTAGGTAATTCTAGATTCAAAGCATTATATGATTCATGATTATGATGTATATGTGAACAATTACCACAAATAATTTGAGATATTGATTGACCATAGAATAATTCAGTTAGTTCTGAATATTCATTTTTATGTAAGTTATACCATTGTTTATGTGCTTGAATTTCTATTTTTCTATAATCGCTTATATTATTCTTTAAATTAAGATCTAATAATTTAGTATTAAATTTATCTTTTGCATTATAAAATTTAATCTCTTCATTGAGTTTATTTAAAATTAATAAAAGTATTTCGTGTAAATCATTTTGTTCATTAATATCAATAAAATCAAATTTAAGTTTTAATGTTTTTAAGAATCTAATTGGTATAAGTGAATTTCCTTTAATACATAAACTATTTATAATATCCTTTAGTTCATTAATTAAATAAATTTTATTATCTTCATTATTTTTATTGTTTTCTAATCTATCTTGAAAATCATTAGAAAGAATAAACCGTATAAAATATGGAGATGAAGCTAGACATTGTATAAGTGTATTAATATAACAAGTTGCACCAATATTTTTTAGACCACCCTTTTTAGTTTTATATAGTTCCAAATATTTATCATCTTTTTTTAAATATCTTGAAATATTCATCATTATATAATAAACAAAAATAAATTTTTAAGTACAAATTATTTAGAATCATTTTTAATTTCTTTAGATTTGTTATAAATTTCACTTTTTGCCATATTATTTAATTTTTTTTTATATTCTGTTTCATTACAATACAATAAATATTTTTCATTTGTATCTTCTCCTTCATAGTTCTCTATATTTTCTGTATTATCAAATTCAGGATTTTTTTCTTTTACAATATCTGTAATAAAATCTTTAGAACTATTTATTAAATTATTAAATATTTCTTTTTGTGGTTCTTTTTTCCATTTTCCTTCATCATCTCTAATATCAATCAATTTATAATCTGGTTTTAAATTTGTTAAACGAATATTATGCATCTCGGGATGTTCTGGATTAAAATGCGCGGCTGTTAAATATATTTTAAAGCATTTATCTTTACTTCTATTTTGTTCTAATAATAATATTGTTTCTTGACATTGTTTCAAAACTTTATGTATATTTTCTTTATCATTAAAACTAATAAAAAGATTTGTATTATTATTTGTTATATTCTGTGTTTCAATATTATTATTTGTAATATTATTATTTTGCATTTTTTCAATAAATAATTCTTTCATTAATTTTAATTCATTTTCTAATTCTTGTATTTTTTGATTATCATTTTTCTTTTCTTCAAAAACAACTAATTCTTGTTTACATCTCTTTTGATGTTGATATTTCCCCTGACTTGTTTTAAAAACTTTATTACATTTATTACAAGCAAATCCATCCTTAGGTTTATTTAATTTCTCTAAAAGTTCTTCTACACTTATATCTGAATGAATTGCTCTACATGGATATTTTCTCTGATAATGTCTTTTTATATCGCCTCTTTTTTTAGCAACATAATGACATCTATCACATTTGTATTCTACCATCTTTAATATATATTAAATATTTTATTTTATATAGATTTGATGTAAAATAGATATTTTTGATGGAAATATATATATATTTGATGGAATTTAAAAAAAAAGGGGGTAAAAACAGAAAATTTTTAAAAAAGTTTCTAAAAATAAAGAATTTTTAAAAAATTTAAATTTATATACATTTAGCATAATTTATATACAAAAAGCATTAAAATATATACATTTAGCATAATTTAAAAAAAAGGGGGTAAAAACAGAAAATTTTTAAAAAAGTTTCTAAAAATAAAGAATTTTAAAAAAGTTAAATTTATATATATTTTAACTTAAATATATACATTTGGTTAAAAAATATATACATTTGGTTAAAAAATATATACATTTGGTTAAAAAATATATACATTTGGTTAAAAAATATATACATTTGGTTAAAAAATATATACATTTTAACTAAAATAAAAAAAGGGGGTAAAAACAGGAAATTTTTAAAAAAGTTTCTAAAATTTATTTTTATTAATTATATTAATTTTAATTTAAAAATATAGTAAGAACAAATAATTATAATGTTTCGCAAAAATTCAAAACAGCGAAGATCAAAAATAAAGAATTATAATGTGGTAGTAATAGGTAGTGGTGCAAGAGAACATGCTATAGCAGATAAGTTTTCAGAAGATAATAGAATAACAAATATATATGTATTACCTGGAAATGAAGGAATGAAAGGACGTAACATTAAAATAAAAAAAAATATAATAACTAAAGAGGAAATATTATTATTTTGTAAAAGGAACTTCATAGATTTAGTTTTTGTAGGACCAGAAATACCATTAGTAGAAGGTTTAGTAGATTTACTTCAACAAAATAATATAAAAGCATTTGGTCCAACAAAAATAAATGCACAATTAGAAGGTTCAAAGATAATTAGTAAAACTATAATGAAAAAATATAATATACCAACAGCAGAATATAAAACTTATAATAGTTATGAAGAAATATGTTCAGATATTAGAATATCAGATAATGACATAGTTATAAAATATGATGGTTTAGCAGCAGGAAAAGGAGTATATTTACCAAATAGTCAAGAAGAATCTTTACAAATAGCTTTAAATATATTTAAAAGAAAAATATTTAGCAAAACGCCAAGTGTGCTAATTGAGAAGCGACTAAAAGGAGTAGAATGTTCATTAATAGGTTTTTGTAATGGTAAAGAAATATTATTTATGCCTCAAGCACAAGATTATAAAAAGAAAAATGATAATGATGAAGGTCCAAATACAGGTGGTATGGGAAGTATAGCACCAGTTCATATATTAACAGATGTTGAATTAACTTATATGAAATCATTATTAGATAAACTTGTATTGGATACAAATTATAAAGGTATTTTATATACTGGTCTTATGAAGACAACAGATGGAATATATGTATTAGAATTTAATTGTAGATTAGGTGATCCGGAAGCACAAGTATTATTAAATTTATTAGACACAAAAATATATGATATATGTATTGATTGTATAAAAGGAAAAAAATTAAATATTACCTGGAATAATAAATGTTGTATAAATTTAGTATTATCTCATGAATGTTATCCATATGATAAAAGTAGTTCTTTATTGGAAATAAAAAATATTGAAAATGTACCAAAATCTCTCAAAATATATTATTCGAATGTAGTATTAAATAAAAAAAAATTATGTACAAATGGAGGCAGAGTATTATCATTGGTGTCTATAGAAGATAATTTAAGCAGATGTTTTACAGAGTTGTATGGTAATATAAATATAACTTATAATAATATATATTACAGAAAAGATATAGGATATAAGTATATACAAAATATGAATAAAAAAATATTACAACCACAAAATTTAAATTATAAAGAATCTGGGGTTGATATAGAAAAAGGAAATAAATTTATAAAAATAATAAAAAGTATATGTAATGATAATGAAGATAGAATAGGAGGATTTAGTGGAATTATAGAATATAAAGGTATAAAATTAGCAGCAACAGCAGATGGAGTAGGTACTAAATTAGAAATTGCAAAAAAATTAAACAAATATGATACAATTGGTATAGATTTAGTAGCGATGTGTGTAAATGACTTAATAGTTCAAGGAGCAAAACCTTTATTATTTTTAGATTATTTTGCAACAGGTAAATTAGATTTAAATATGGGAAGAGATATAATAATAGGTATAAATGATGGATGTAATAAAGCAAATTGTAAATTAATTGGTGGTGAAACAGCAGAAATGCCTATAACATATTCAGAAGATAATTTTGATTTAGCTGGTTTTTCATTAGGAATAATAGAAGATGATATATATCCAAAAGAAATAAATGAAGGAGATATAATTTATGGGCTAAAATCAAATGGTGTGCATTCAAATGGATTTACATTAATAAATAATTTACTAAATTATTATGAATATGATTTAGAAGAACTTTTAACACCAACAAAAATATATGTTAATGAGATTGAAGAAATTACGAAGTCTTTAAAAAAATATGTAAAAGGCTTTAGTCATATAACAGGTGGAGGAATAATAGATAATATTAATAGATTGTTAAGCAATGATTTAAATATTAAAATAACAGAATCTTGGAATATACCAAGTGTATTTAAATGGATATATAAAAATAGTGCGATGAGTATAGAAGATATGTTAAATACTTATAATTGTGGAATAGGAATGGCGGTAATATTAGATAAAAATATAAAAAATGAATATGACTCTTATAGCAAAATAATAAAATCTAATGAATTAATTAATTTAGGTGAAATTATAAAAGATAATAAAGCAGATATAAATTATCATTTAATTAAAAAGAATTTTGAGTAAATTAAATATTAGCAATATTATTTTTAGGATTATATGGAATAGCCATTACAATTTTTTTTTTTTCACTTTTAGAATCTTCTAATTTAGTAAAATTATTTAATTCATTATATTTAACTTCTTGAGTGATTTTATAAAATATTAAAGATAATATACAAATAAAGCTTAAACCTATAACACAATAATCAATAAGCATAATTATATTAAAATATAAAACAAATTTTAAATAAATTTATTTTTGAATTTCTTTAACCCAGTAAGTAGTTCTACCATCTGGTGTTTTTTCTTTTATAACTTTATTTCCATGTTCATCAGTATTTTTATTTAAGTATACTTTAAAAAGCTCAACTGCTCTACCATCAGCCTTAATATTAATATGAGTTATTTTTAAAATTGATTTATATAGATTATTAATCATATCATCATTAATAGAATTAATAGTTCTATAAGGACTTAGTTTACAATCATATAAAATTTCACATTTCATATAGTTTCCTATACCTGAACATAAATAGTCTTGTTTTAATAATATAGAGCATAATTCATTTCTTTTTAAATTTTTCTTTTTTATTTTTTCAACATTTTCTTTAAAAGTATTAACTGTAAATTCTTTATCAAGAATATCAATAGCATACTTATTTAAGTATTTATCATAATTAATTTTTGAATTAAAGAAATTAAATGAAGTACCAAAACCTAATTGATCAACAAAATTAAGAAAAGTATTATTTTTAAATTTAAATACTCCATGTATATTTTTACTATTATTATCATAATTTTTAACAATAATATTGTCAGTTCTTAAAAAACCATGAAGACCAAAATGAATACATAACCACCATTTATTATTAAAATTAAGAATTAATATTTTACCCTTTCTATTAATATTTGTTAAAACTAAATCTAAATCTTGTTGAAATTCTTTAAGAAAATTAGGAGGTTTTTTATGAAATTTACTAATATTAGTAAAATTAAAAGAAGTTAATGTTTCATTTTTAAAATTTTTATCAAGAAATCTTTTAAGTAAATAAATTTCAGCTAATTCAGGCATTTTTAAAATTTATAAATATAATTTACTTATAAAATTTAAATCAATTTTTATTTAAATATAACATTTATTAACTAATAAAATGTCTTTAGAAAATATTAAAATAATACTAAAACAATTATTAGAAAATTTTAATAAATATATTTATATATTTTTAATATTTTTTATAAACATTAATAATTTTACAACTAATATAATATGCACTATAAAAAATAAAATAATAGGAAATAAATATGATAATTTAATAGTAAGTATTGATTATCTAAATCATATAGATTATATAAAGGAAGAAATATATTTATTATCGTTTTATAAAAAATTTTTATTATTATTTAATTATAATCTAATAGATTATGATATAGATGAAAAAATAAATAAAAAAATATTTAAGATAATAAATTCAAATAATCATGGATATTTAAAAATAATTTATTATGATACAGAGATAGAAAATATAATATTAATTAATTTAAATAATTTTAAAAATAGAAAATATTTATTTAAACAAAGTAAAAAAAATATAAGAAATATAATACAAAATTTTATAACAAATAAAGTAACTTATGGAGATGAAAAAATATTATATGCTGAATTAAAATATAATAATAATAAAGAAAATATAACAACTATATATAAAAAATTAAAAAATTCTTTTAAGGAAGATAATATAAGATTATATGATTTATTATTATTACTAAATAGTGATATTTGCGATAAAGATGAGTTAAATAAATTAAATTTAAATAATTTTAGCTTAATAGTAACAGACGGAAATTTAGAAGAGAGAATATATAAAAGTGAAGATTATATAAATTATAGTACATTTTATGAAGAATTAGCAAATGATGAATTAAGAAAATAAATTTAATATAAAGATATATTATAATATATTATTATTCTATAATATGGAATTAAAACGAAATAATTTAAATGACAAGTTTAAATTATATTTTCATGATCCAAATTCATATAATTGGGAAATTTCATCATATATAGAAATAACAGAGATAACAACAATAGAGGAATTTTGGATAATAGAAAAATTATTAAGTGAAAAAATACATTTAGGAATGTTTTTTTTAATGAGAAAAAATATATTTCCATTATGGGATAATGAAGAAAACATAAATGGATGTTCATTTTCGTTAAAGATATTAAAAGCAGAAGCAAGTAAATACTGGAGAAAAATATGTGTATTATTATTATCAAATAATATAACTAATGAGGGAATCGAAGAGACAAAAATAAATGGAATATCAATAAGTCCAAAAAAAAATTTTTGTATAATAAAGATTTGGTTAAAGGATACAGATATATATAATAAAGATATACACAAATACTTTAAAATACCAGAAACTTATAATGGAGAAATAGTGTTTAAAGTTCATAAAGAAGACTAAAATATTTAATAAATATTATTAATTAATTAAATAACTAATTATCAACTTGAGGAGAAAGACATAATTTAATATTACCAAGGGAAGCAACAGTGTATTTAATAATAAGAGGATAATCATTTTTTAGATATAATTCAACAGTATTTGATAGATTAGTGCATTTAGTAAATAAAACTAAATATTTTAAACTAAAATTACCTTGAATAATATCATTAGTATTTTCAGAAGATATTTGTATAGAATCATTATCTTTATCACTTAATACAGTTTCTTGGGTACAAAAATCTCCATTACAAGTTAGAATAATTTCATTATTAACATTTTTAATTTCAACATATTCTGCAAGATTATTCATATCTCTAGTAATTTTCTGAAAATCACTAGATGGAAGAGTTACAACAGAATTAAATGTAACTTCTGGAATTTCATAATTTTGATTATGTAAATCAAGTAAATTAATTTTATATGTAGTTCTAGTATTTTTATCAACATTTTCTAATTTTACGCCAAGATGATTTACATCATCTTCATAAATAAATAACGATAATATATCATTATTATTAATTGTTTTAATAATTTTATAAAAATTTAACATATTAATACCAATTGAAATCGGTTTTTTACAATCATAATATTCAAATTTCTCTGCATGTAATTTTAAATGTACAAGAATTACATGAGCATTATCCATAGTAACAATTTTAATACCAGTTTCATTAATTTCAAGAACAGTATCAGTTAATAATTCTTTAAGTGCTTCGATCATACATTTAATAGCAGCTGATTGTATAGTTTTAATTTCAAAAATTTTAGACATTTTATTAAATAATTTAAAGTATATTTTTAAATATTTTCAAATTTTAAAAATAAATGAATTAAATAAAAAAAATCTAAATAAATTATAATAATAAATAGGAATGAATAATATATTACAAGATTTAGATACAAAACAGAGTATGAAGTCAGCAGAATTAATTTTAGATAATATTAAATATGAACATGAAAATAAATGCAGAGTAGAGTTTGGGTTATTAGGAGGTACAAATGTATCACATACAAAAAATAATTTAGTAGATTTAGAAAATGATTTAATTGGTTTAACAAGAACATCAAATAAATGTAATGAATTACAATATATACCACCAAGTGGTACAATTTTAAAACCAATTAATTACATAAAACCAGTTAGTAATCCAGAATTAAATTTAGAAAAAAAACATTTACAAAGTTGTAATTTCTTTGAATATAAAGAAATACCAAAAGAGCCAATACTAGGTTATGATAGATGCGATAATGCTAAATTTTAATTAATTTAAAAATATAATGGTTAATAATAAATTATTTTTTTATAATATATTTATTTATATAATATAAATAAAAGAATGTTTACTAGAAATAAATATGATGTTCAAGACTATACAAGAGACTTATATCAAACAATAAGACCTGGTTATTTTAAAACAAATTTACCTAGAAACGATTGTGAAGGTTGCTTAAATCCTAATCCTGCTCACAATGCATCATTTGGAAATAGTTTACATAAACAAAATTTAATGGATGTTGATAGTGAGCTAATGGGATTAACAAGAAAAAATTCTAAATGCCCTCCAAATAAATATAATCCAGATAAAGCAAATGAAGAGTTTAAAAATAGTAAATTAAATCATTATGGTGATTGTCCTAATTTTGTAGGAGAAAGTACAAGATTAAGTAATCCTGCATGTACTCTCAGAGGCACTGGTTGGAATAGATGGGAATGGTTATGTCAAAATCCTCAAGATAAGGCAATAGTACCATTTAATATAGAATTAAATACTTCAATAATGGCAAAAGATGACCATAGACCATGCATTCCAAATTTAATAAATAATGATACATCTAGACCTATTAGTGAAAATAACAATGATGATATTGTTATGTATTATGACCAAGATATTACAAAAGGTGTAAAAGTATCAGAAGGTTTCGAAAATCAACATTGGAAAAATTGTACACAAATATAAAAAATATTTAATTAAAAAAAAATTTAAATCTTAATATTTATTAAAAATGAGTGATAAAAAAGTATTTAAAATAGTAAAAATAGAAAAAGGTGCGGTATCTGCTCAAAAACAAAAAGCATTACTTAATAAAAAATTCAATAATAAAGATAGTTACAGTGCTGCTAAAAAAGCTGCTAACGCCATATTAAAAGAAGCTCCTAAAAATAAAAAAATGATTAAATTTATAATTGAAAATCAAAAAGCTCAAAAAAATGGTAAAAAGAAAGAATTAGCTTACACCGCTTATAGACAAGATGAAGTTAAAGAAGTTGAAATTAAAGGACAAACATTAAAATTTAAAGCTAGCCCTAAAGTAAAATCTTGTTTAAAATCATCTGTATGAAATAATAATTGAATAAAATTTTTAGTTAAATATAATTTTTTTATTTATAATATTATATTAAATATAATAAATGGCGGAGTTATACAGTATAGGTATATTAGGAACTTTAGGTTACTTACTTAGTAAAACAGAAGAAAGTAAGAAAACAATTAAACATAAAGAAAATTATATTTCTAGAAATGAAAAGCCATCAGTAGATAGTGTATATAGTGGTAAACATTTTAATAAAACAATTGAAGATACAATTAAAAAAGGATCTAAAATGTATGAAAAAAGTTTAAATGGTGATAATGTTATTCCAATTAATAGTAAACATATTACAACAGATAAAAATGTATATAGCAGATTAGCGGATATTAAAATGAATAATGATGAATTTAAACATAATAATATGATACCTTTTTTTGGTGGGAAAATGACTCAAAATACAAACTTAGAAAATTCACAAGCTCAAAATATATTAGAAAGATATACTGGAAGAGGACCATATGTAAAAAAAAATAAAAAAGAAGTAGAAAATTTTGCTGCTGATATAAAAAATAATGCAGAAAATGTTTTTGGTCAAAAAAATACTCTTGATTTTCAAAAAACAAGATATGTTAATTCTACATATGTTACTAATTATTTACCATTTGAACAAGTGCGTGTTGGACCAGGTCTTAATCAAGGTTATGAAAGTAAACCAAGTGGTGGTTTTCAACAAGAGAATAAAAGAGAGTTTGAATTACCTAAAAGTATTGATGAATTAAGAGTTAAAACTAATCCTAAAAATACATATGAAGGTCGTGTAGTTAATGGATTAAAAGAAAGTTTACCAGGTGATATTGGGGAAGTATGTAAAAATAGAGTAAGTTCAACTTATGAACAAACAGAAGATATGTACCTTAAAACTGGTAATAGTGCTATGCAAAAAGAAACACAAAGACCTTGTGTTAACTTAAAACAAACAAATCGTTCAGATTTAATATTAAATACTCATCAAGGAAATGTTACAAGTGCTGTAAAATCTATGACTGCACCCTTATTTGATATTATGAAATTAAATAAAAAAGAATATACTGTTATAAATGGACGTCCATTAGGAAATTTACAAAATACAAATCCTTCCAAATTAACTGTATACGATCCTAATGATGTTGCTAGAACTACAATTAAAGAAACATTAATTCATGATACAAGAAAAGGTAATTTAACTGGTAATATTAAAACAATTATGTATGATCCAGATGATGTTGCTAGAACAACAATGAAAGAAACCACAGAAAGTAAAGGAAAAACTGGTAATGTTGGTAATATTCAAGGAGCAGATGCTTATAAATCTATTAAAGTTCAAATGAAAGATACTGATAGACAATACACATCCGACAATCAATATTATGGTGTAGGAGAAAGTGCAAATACAAAACAAATGTTATACGATGATAAATACAATGCTACTATTAATGAAGTTAGAGATATATTATTAAGAGAACGTAAACCAACTAAAACCAGTGTTAAATTATTTAATCAAATTGATAATATGAATGTTAATCATAAAAAAATGGAATGTGATCAACTAAATCAACGTAATACACCTAATTATGGAAGAATCATTAATGAAATTCCTAATGAAAATATAATTAATAACACAAGAGATAGATCTATTTATAAAAATGATAATAGAATTAATCCTGAAATTTTAGATCCTCTCAAAAATAATCCATATGCAAAACCTCTTAATGTATTTTAAATATTGTAATTTATAAACTATTCAAATATGTTTATTTTTATTTAAAAAATTATATTATTATTTAAATAATGAATAATTTTCTAACAAAACAAAATAATAATCCTGATATTAAATTAATATTAGATGTTAAAGAAGAATATATTAATCAATTTATTAATGTAACAAAAGATAGATTTAAAGAAGGTTATCAAAGTATTTATGATAATGTTAAAGATAATAATAAAGTTTCTAAATTGATACTTAAGGAATTTCAAGATAAACTAAAACTAGTACCATTATGGTCGGAAAAGATGATCGAGGATGAATATAACAGAATAAAAATAGTATCAAAGTGTGATTATTTAGGAGAATTAATAGAGTCATTATTTTTATCTTATTCGCAAATGTTTCAAATAGTAAATAAAAAAAATTTTCAATCTCCAATTAAAATTCCATCTCATCATTATGTATTACATAATTGTTATATTGAAATTGCTAGAGAGTTATGGAAGCGTCCTCAATTATTTTATCATAAATATGATACAAAAAAAATACAAGAAATGAATATAGAATTAAATAATTTAATAAAAGATTCTATAATTAAATCTATAAAAAATTTACTACCATTTAAAGACTTATTAGATAAAATTAAAAATACAGAGGATGAAGGTAAAGTAGATACTCATAATGATGATGATGTTCAAGATGTTAATGAAGATGATGATAATGAAGAAGAACAAGAAGATGATGATGAAGTTGATGATAATGAAGATGATGATAATGAAGAAGAACAAGAAGATGATGATGAAGTTGATGATAATGAAGAAGAACAAGAAGATGATGATGAAGTTGATGATAATGAAGATGATGATGATGATAATAAAGATCATGATACTCAAGATAATAATATAGAAATACAAGACGATTATCAATTTATAAATGTAAATGAAAATGATGAAATAGTAGAAGAATTTGAATTAAATGATTATACAAATCAAGTAAATGATACTAAAATTCAAAATATTGAAGAAGAAGTAAATGATACTAAAGTTGAAAATATTGAAGAAGAAGTAAATGATACTAAAGTTGAAAATATTGAAGAAGAAGTAAATGATACTAAAGTTGAAAATATTGAAGAAGAAGTAAATGATACTAAAGTTGAAAATATTGAAGAAGAAGTAAATGATACTAAAGTTGAAAATATTGAAGAAGAAGTAAATGATACTAAAGTTGAAAATATTGAAGAAGAAGTAAATGATACTAAAGTTGAAAATATTGAAGAAGAAGTAAATGATACTAAAGTTGAAAATATTGAAGAAGAAGTAAATGATACTAATGTTGAAAATATTGAAGAAGAAGTAAATGATTACTATAATAATGATACAGTATTAATAAATAATGAAAACCATGATATCAAAGAAATTAATATCTCTAAAAAAAAAAAGAAAAAAATTAATGAAAAAAAAATAGAGAGATATTTAGGAATAAATGTAGATACTAAAGATTTTAAAAAAAATAAAGAAGATATTAAAAGAATGTTATTACATAAATCGATAGCAAATATAAATTAAAGACGACTATTTGCAATATCAAGTAATCTATTTAATTCTAAAATTAATTGTTCATTTTCTCTATTAATTTCATCAATATTTGCATCTATTGTATTTTTATTATTTGTAATTTGATTAAGTAATTCTGTATTTTGATTTAATTTATCTTCTATAACTTTTATAGTTTTATTTTGTACTGTATCATTATGTAAATAATATTTAATATTTTCAAATGAATTTGAAAAAAAATTTTCTTTAATAATTTTAATTTTAATATTTAATAAACAAGAACATATTAAAATTATTATTAATAAAATAAGTATAGTTATTATATTTTTCATTTTATTAAAAGGAAATATATTTATTAAAAAAAAAATATTAAATTTACCAATGTCTAATTTTAAAAGATGCAACTTTATTATGTTTTTTTTTATTTTTAGGATTTCTAATACTGCCAATATTTAAACCACCATAATTAACCCAATGATGATTTATATATTTATTATAATTTGTACCATCATATAAATGTAAAACTGTACGTGGAGGAACTTTTGCACTATCAAAATCATCATGACCTTTATTACGTGGAACATTTTCAACATTTTTATTCTCATTTGAGTTGAATTCCCAACTCCATTGTTTACCACCATAATCTGGTTTTTGATAAAATATTACTTTTTTTTTAAATGGTATTCGACTTTTATTATCATTTGGACATTCTGCATTTTCAGTATTAACAATTTCATTAATAAAAACATTATTTTTAGAATATACATCTGTATTATCATCATTATTAAAATTATATAAATGACAGTCATTTGTAAGATTACACACATTTTTATTAATACCATCTTGTTTTTTATGTTCAAATGAAATACATTCTGGATTATCAATACATTTTTGTGCACATTGAGAAATAGTTTGATCAGTAAATGTTGCTCCACTTATTTTAGTAGCTGTAGAACAATTTTTTTTTGGATTTTTCTTAAATTGAGCAATAGGTGGAACAGCAGACCCTCTTTTAAAATATAGATCTCTAGAATTATTAGTACTAATATTACCTGGATAGCAAGATGAAGATAGTCTACATGATTTAGTAGAATTATTATATTCAAATGAAATACAATTAGGATCATTTAAACAATTATTTGCACAATTCATTTGACAATCTGTTATTTTATTATGTGTATCACCTTGAACATCTTCACATGGAATAGGTGGATTAATATCTAAATAATCACATTGTCTGTTTCTATGTTTAATAAATTTACCATGTGCACTATTAAATAATTTATCTTGTTCTTCTAGTTCTCTTTCACCTATACCATCAACAGTATATTTTGTTTTACTTTCTTCTAAACCTTTTTTACTTTCTTGTAAATCAGTAATATCGTTCGCTTGAGAAATTAATGAATTAATAGTACTTGAATTTATTTGAGAAGTATCTTTAATATTAGTTGCTCTATTTAAAGTATTTGTAGCTAAATCAGTATAATTTTCTATAAATTTATTATTTATTATTTTAATAACAGTAAGCATTAATAATAAAATTAAAATTATTATAATATCTATTTTAAACATATTTAATTAAATAAAATATTTATTATTTAATTTTTTATAAAAAATATTAAAATTTATATATGATAATTTAATAATAATCTCTAAACCATGTATCACTATGTGATTTTGCGGTAGAATTATATTCTGATAAAGTTAACTGTGAATTATTATTACTATTAATATCATTATTTAAACCATTAAAAGAAAAATATTGCATTCCATTTTGAGCATTAAGTGCATATTCTTTATTTGTATTTGTATTTTTCATATCTGAAACAATTGCTTGTGTTTTAATTCCTCCTTTAGTATTTTCAATAATATTCCATTTATAATTTTTTTTAAATTCAGTAGGACAAGTTGCTAATTTTATTTCTTTGCCATGTTGTGGTCCAGAAGTACCTGGTTCATAGTATAAACATTTACCATTATTATTTTGTAAATAACCGAAACTATTATGAATAAAAGTTTGTGTATCACTATCACCTTTATTTTTACATTTTTTAAGTTTAGCTTTATCTCCTTGACTATCTAAACAAAAATTATTATAAAATTTATGATAAACAATTCTATGTTTATTTTGACATGGTATTATAATTGTTCTAGTATATGGGTGAACTGAAATATCTTTTTTTTGATATAAGTTAAACTTATTATTATTTGTAGAATTTTCTTTATAACAACGTTTTGTTAATCTACACTTATCTGTAGTTGTATTATAATCAAATGAAATGCATCCAGGGTCATCTGAACAATTTTCCGCACATTCTTTTAATGTATTTGATGTATGCTCTACAAATTCACTTTTTTCATTATCGTCGGAGCATTGTTTATTTGAATGCAAATCATAATTTGTTAATGGTGAGTTAGTCTCTACATTATTTTTAAAATATAAATCAAAATCATTATTATCCTCTGTATTATTAAGGGAGCATAAGCTGGATAAATTACATTTTTTATTAACTCTATCATAATTAAAAGATATGCAATCATTATTTAAAGTACAATGATGTGCACAAATTTTAAGAGCACCATCACCTTGGGCATTACCAGGTAAATCTAAATTAGTCTCTTTACATTTTTTACCAACATATTCAGGTAATATAGTTCTCTCTTTAGTAGTTTCATTAAGCTGAGTTTGAAAATTTTTAAGTACATCAGCTTCCACGATAAGTCTAGTAATATTTTCTTGATTTTGTTTTAATATTTTATTAGTATTTGTAACATTATTTAGTATATTATTTTTTTTATTCATAAGTAAATCACCAGAACCTTGAATAATTTTACTATTATCATCAACCATTTTACGTATAGGCTGTATTAATTCACCAGTTTGATTCTGTGTAGGATTATCATATCTAAATCCTTCAATATTATTATAGTTTTTACAGTATTTAATTAAAAATAATAAAATAATTATTAATACAATAGATATTAGTAAAGATATTTTATTCATAATTATTATTAATATTATATAATATTAATAAATTAAAAATATTAAATTAAAATAAATTATTGTGCTTATGTCTCTAAAACTGAAATCTTGGAGGACGGAGTCATAACATTGATAGTGGTTGGTAGCTTCGATATTAGTAATAAGAAGATGTTACTCAACGACACGTGTTCATATAGAGTCGCCATCTCTAGAGCCCAGGTGCGATCATGGCAAATTTTTCTAGCCGAGAACTCCCATCGAGCCAGCATTTAATCTGCCTATCGTTGGTTGGGATTGGTCTAAAGCAGTTAATTGTGCCATAGTATTATTTAATTGATTATTTAAATTATTAATATTATTTAAAGTATTTGTTGTATGACTAATAGCATTAGTAGTTGAAGTACCTATTTCTTCTAAATTATTATCAAGTTGTGTTAATCTATTTTCTAAATCAGCTAATTTATTATTTTGTTGAACTTCATAATCAGGTAAATTATAAAAATTATCTATTTTTTTTTGTAAAAATAAATTACTAGTAATGATAATTAGTACTACTATAATAAAAAATATAATTAATTTTATATTCATTTTTTTCATTTATATAAAATAATAATTTTATTAGTTTAAATTTGATTATTAAATTATTAATTTATAATATAAATTACAAATGGAAATATTATATAATAATAAATTAATAGTTTCTGTATTTTTAGGTGTCTCCGCATCAATTGTATTTTATAATTTTAATAAAATTAACCACGACAAAATGAATACTATTGAAGATGAAACTGATGAAATATATATTCAAAATAATAATCAAAATAAAGATTATTCATTATATGTATTTCTAGGAATATCGTTAATGACCTATTCTATTTTACATATGACACAAGATAATAGTGAAGATGTATTTAATGAAATAGATACAAGTGAACCTCCATTTTAAATATTAATAAAAATATTAATAAATATTAAAATGATTAAATTATCAAATGAACTCAAACAAGCAGTATTACTTATATTAATATTTGTAATAATATTTAGAGAAAATATTGAAATATTAAAATTAAAAGAAACTTATTATGTATTATATATAATTTTAATAATTAATTTATATTTATTAAAGAATGAACCAGCAGTAATCCTATTATATTCAATATTATTTATACTAATATGGTATAATCATAATATGGTGTAATAAATAATTGCGTAATTAATAATAAAATAAAATATAAATTTAGTTTAATTATGAAATTAGAGTTAAGAAAATTTGATATAACCAGAATAAAAAATGATAAAGTTGTAGTATTAATAGGAAAAAGAGGTACAGGAAAATCATTTTTAGTAAAAGATTTATTATATTATCATACGGATATACCAATTGGAACAGTAGTATCAGGAACAGAATCTGCAAATAAATTCTTTGGAGATTTTATTCCAAACGCATTTATTCATGAGGAAGTATCTCCAGAGCTTATGCAAAATGTTATAACGCGACAAAAATTAGTTATGAAGAAATTAAATAAAGAAAAAAATACATACGGAACATCAAGAATTGATCCTAAAGCATTTATAATATTAGATGATTGCTTATATGATAGTTCTTGGTCAAAGGATAAAAATATTAGAGCAATGTTTATGAATGGTAGACACTTAAGACTTTTTTTTATAATTACAATGCAATATCCATTAGGTATACCACCAAATTTACGTACAAATATTGATTTTGTATTTATTCTTAGAGAAAATATTGTAGGTAATAGAAAGAGAATTTATGAAAATTATGCTGGCATGTTTCCAACATTTGAAGTATTTTCACAAGTAATGGATCAATGTACAGAAAATTTTGAGTGTTTAGTAATAGATAATACATCTAATAGTAATAAATTAGAAGATTGTGTATTTTGGTATAAAGGAGATACACATGAAGATTTTAAATTAGGTTCTAATCAATTTTGGATTAATAATGATTATAATGAAGAATCTGAAGATGAAGATGAAGAGTTCTCTATGGAAAGATTTAAAATTAAAAGAAATAGTACTAAAATTAATGTTAGAAAAAATGATTAATTTTTATTATTTTAAAATAATTGTAATGTTTTTTATAATTATAATAAATGTTTATTAATAAAAATATTGAATTATTTATAATTTTTATTATAATTTTTATTTATTACTACACAAGCAAATACAGATGTCCTTGTAATAAAAATAATAATGAATTAAGTAATACTTGTTATAGATACGAAATATACGGAATTCAAATAAATCACATAATTTTATTTATGTTCTTTGGATATTTTTATCATGAGTATTTTGTATTTTTACAAAGTATTGGTATTATATGGGAGATAATAGAAATGTATTTAGATAAATATGAAAATATTGTATATACTTTTGGTGGATGTTTAAAAAAAGATAATACAAATAATAAATATAAAATTGGTAAAGATGAAATAAAATATTTAAATCCTATAGATAAATATTTTAATATAAAAAATTCAAGAATACATGGTTGGCATGGTTCATTTGCAGAAATAATTATAAATTTTATAAGTTTTTTTATAGGTTATTATTTATATTTAATAAAAAATAAATATTTTTAATTATTCTTCTAGTTTTTCATCTGGTTCTATTAATCTTTGATTAGCAGACCATTTATTTTGTTCTTCATCAAATAAATTACTAAATTTACTTTCAAATTGACTAGAGAATACTTGCTCATCATAATAAGACCTAGGAACAAATCTATATTGTATTTTAACATTCTTTTCAGCTTCTTTTATTTTGTCTTCATGTATACCATTAAGTATTAATATAATTCCAAAAAAAAACATTAATAATATTAACAACTTCATTATTATTATAAATTAATATTTTATTATAAATTTATTAATCTACTTCTTCCACACTTTCTATATTAATTTGAGATTCACTAGAAGCAGAAGCATTCTTAGATTTCAACCATGGGTCTTCACCATCAAATACTTTTTCATTAACTTCTGGATTTGTTTCACTATTATAATTTTCTTGAACTGAATTATCATCACCTACACCACTAGAAGTAATTACATTCTTAACATCTTTAGTAACCTTTTCAACATCTTCTACAACTTTTTCAACATCTTCTACTACTTTAACTACATCATTAACTGCTCCAACTACATTTCCACTTTCAACATCTGTAATTGTTTTAGATACATCTTCAACAGTTTCAACAGTATCTTCTAAAGTTTGGACAACATCATCAATAATCTCATTAGTATCTTCTTTATTTGCTTCTTCTAATTTTCTTTGTTCATCTGCTTTTTTATTTTTTTCATTTTGTGCTTCAATCATTTCTTGTTTTCTTTCATCAAATATTTCATCTTTATGTGCTTGATTTTCTCTGTATTTCTTCATTAGAGTATTCAATTGGTCTTCACCGAAATGTTGATCATCAATATCGTCAGCATTAGGATCCCATGGACACCAACAACCTACTTGAGAAATAAAAATATTATGGTTCTTATCTTTCCTCTTTAAAATCTCACTACGAACTTGTGCCTCTCTTAAAGTATCATAAGAACCTCTAACTTTTAGACCTCTAACATTAGTTTGAAAATCAACTTGCTCGCTAAATTCTTTATCTAATTCTTCAGATTTTTCATCCATAAAATATTTATATTCATCTTGCATATGTTTTTTATTAAATAAAAATCTGTATCTATCAGCAATTGCTTGAAAACCATCTGCATCATCTGGATATTTCTCTTTCATATTATAAAACATTTCATTCACATCTTTACAAAAATTCTCTGTAAATTTTGTAAATGTAAATACTTTTTTATCATCTAACACTTTTTCTGGTGAAATAAATGATACGCAACAATATTTTTGTCCCCTAATTTCTGGATCTTCTTCTAAATAATCATATTCACTAACTGGAACAACATTTTTAGACATTTTAATAAAACTATTGATATAAATTTTTAAATCATTTTAATTTTTTTTAATTAAATTTTTTTATTAAATTTTTTTAATTAAATTTTTTTATTAAATTTTTAAAAATTCGTTTCTTTATATTTTTTAATTAATTTTTTTTTATTAAATTTTTTTATCTATATATATTATAAAAATGAACGGACTTGATGTAAGAGAAGTTGTAAAACGTATGCTTAAATATTTTGTTGAAGGTCTTGTAGTTGCTGTTGCTGCATGGGTAATGCCTGGCCGCAAATCTGATATGATGGATGTAATTTGCCTCGGTCTCGTAGCTGCGGCAACATTCTCCCTACTTGACCTATTTGCTCCTTCTATTGGAACCAGTGCTAGAACTGGTGCCGGTCTCGGTGTAGGTGCTAACTTAGTAGGCTTCCCTGCCAAGTAAATTATTAATAAAAATTAATAAATAATTATCAAAACTTTTTTTTATAAATTATATAAAAACTTATAGATTTTATATAAATTCAAAAACTATTAGAAATAATAAGAAATAATATAATCTTTATTAAATTCTTATTAAATTTTTATTAAATTCTTATTAAATTTATATGGATTTTATAAAAATCCAATCAAGTTCTTCACATATTTTTTCCCAGATTAATTCTTGTTGATACAGTTTTTCACGACTTTTTAATAAAGGAAAATATTTAATATATTTTGTTTCACCTAAAATTTCTAAGAATTTATGTAAAACATAAGAATAACTTAAGAAATTCTTTCTGTTTTTAGGCGAATGTTTAATAAATGGACCTTGTATTTGTTTAAACATTTCTCGTAATTTTTCCTCTAAATCTACAGTTAATTGAGGTGTACTTTTACCAGTTATTCTATTAAGAATATAAGGAATATGTTCATAGTATTTATTAATCTTATTTTTCTTTAGTATAGCACGTATTTTATCATAGTTAAGAGTTGCCATATTAGTTACTTTATTTTTTTTAAGCTCCATATAGATTTTATCAAAAATCTCTTCTGGAATATCTGTGGTTTCTTTGCCTTGTGATTGCGCAATCCACTCATTAAAGTGATTAATACGATTATAACTGAAATATGATATTTCTTTAGGAGGTTCTTTATATCCGGGTTTTTCATTATCAGTTATAATATATTCTATAGTATTACAATCATTACAAAATAATATACCATCATGACTTAATTCATTAATATTTTTAGAATTACAATGATAGCAAATACCAACATCACAAACTAAATTATTATTTATATAATTTTTATCTGTAGATGCCAAATAATCTTCTAGTAAATCAGATCTATTTTGTTCTTGATTAGATTTAATATTTTGAACATTATTATTAAAGAAATCAATAATATTAATATTTTTGACTTTATTATCATTATCATTTTTTTCAATGGAGTCAAAATAGTTAAAAAGTATTTCACCAGTATTTAGGAGATAATCAATTTCTTCTTGATTAGAATTAATTTTATTAATTTCTTTAGAAACATTATTTTTTTGTAGATTTAAATCAAATATTTTTTGATTATTTTTTTTCTTAGATTTATTTTCACTTTTAATATTTCTATCAATTTTTTTTATTTCTTTCTCTAGAGAAGTGATACTATTATATTTTTTATTAAATTCTTCTAATTTTTTTTCATGACATATATCTAATGTATTATTCGTTTTTTCATAATTGTATCTTCTCTTAGTTTTTTTAGTAGATTTACCTTTTAAATTATCATTAATCATATATAAGATTTGATAATAAATTAATCTTTATATAGAAATTTTGCGTAAAAATTAATTTTAAGTTTAATTTAATAAAAAATATTTTCTTTGTATATAGTATAAAAAAATGGGAGGAGGATTAATGCAACTCGTTGCCTATGGTGCTCAAGATATCTATCTTACTGGTAACCCACAAATTACCTTTTTCAAAGTTGTCTACCGCAGACACACCAACTTCGCGATGGAAGCTGTCGCTCAAACTTTCAGTGGTTCCAATAGCGTAGGTGGAAAAGCTGTTGCCACCGTTGCGAGAAATGGTGATCTTGTAGGAAGAATGTATGTTGAGTTTGATAACCTTAATCGCGGCAGTGTAAATGATGGTCACAATACCGGCGCGAAAGCAATAACAGATGTTAATGTTGAAATTGGTGGTCAGGAAATTGATAAGCACACTGGTGCTTGGATGGAAGCTTGGTCCGAACTTACTGAACCCAACCCTACTGGTGTCAGTAGTGCTGCTGGTGGTGATACTCTATTCCAAAAAATGTCTCTAATGGGTGGTGCTGTGAAACCAGGTGCAGCAATTAATAAAGTTTGGGTTCCTTTACAATTCTGGTTTAATCGTAATCCAGGTCTTGCTCTTCCACTTATTGCTCTTCAATATCATGAAGTTAAAGTAACAGTTAATTTTGGAAATTCTGCTGCTTGTGACTTTAGTGATGCTCAACTTTGGGCTGACTATATCTATCTTGATACTGATGAACGCAGACGTTTCGCTCAAGTATCACATGAATATCTTATTGAACAAGTTCAAGAACAATCATTCTCTGATAGTTCCAATTGTGATCTTACATTCAATCACCCTGTTAAAGAACTTGTATGGACTGGAGCTTGGAACGATAGTAACGATGGTACATTCGTTGTACTTGCTAATGGTACTTGGACCCTTAAATTAAATGGACATGATCGCTTTGCTGCTCGTGATGTTAAATACTTTACACGCACACAAGTATGGCAACATCATACCGGTCATGGTGGTGTTTCTACTAAAGATTCTATTGCTGTATACTCTTTTGCTCTTAAACCCGAAGAACATCAACCTTCTGGTACTTGCAATTTCTCCAGAATTGATAATGCACAACTTAAACAAACTACCGGAACTACAACTGCAGGTTGTAGTGTTTACGCCGTAAACTACAACGTTCTCCGTGTTATGTCGGGAATGGGCGGACTTGCTTATAGCAACTAGATACTTTTATTATCATACATTATCTTACAAAAAATATACTTCATTTTTTAAATTTTAATAAATTTATGTTTAATTTATTAAAAATTATTTTCTTCATATATATTATATAAAAACAATGGGAGGAGGATTAATGCAACTCGTTGCCTATGGTGCTCAAGACATCTACCTTACTGGTAATCCACAAATTACCTTTTTCAAAGTCGTATACCGAAGACACACCAACTTCGCGATGGAGTCTGTTGACCAAACCCTTAATGGATCTGCTGCTCTTGGAAACAAAGTCACCGCGACTGTTTCTAGAAATGGTGATCTTGTAGGAAGAATGTACTTAGAAGTTCCTTTAACTTTAGAAGGATTAAATAATGCCACTCCTAATAATTCTGATACTGCATATGCTGGTGTAAATCCTGGACACACTGTAATTAGTGAAGTAGAAGTTCAAATTGGTGGTCAACAAATTGATAAACATTATGGACACTGGATGGAAGCATGGGCTGAACTCAGTGAGCCAAATGATGCTGGAAGTGTAGGTATTGCTGCTGGAAGTGGTACAAGATTTCAAAATTTAGCAATGGCAGGTGGTGTAGGTCATGAAAATACTGTTGCAGGTACAGCTGATAAAGATGTTATGTGCCGTGTACCTCTTCAATTCTGGTTTAACCGTAATCCAGGTCTTGCTCTTCCACTTATTGCTCTTCAATACCATGAAGTTAAAGTATCGATTACACTTGGTTCGCCAACCGGTGTTAGCTTAACTTCTAACAAAAGTGTACAACTTTGGGCTGACTACATCTACCTTGATACTGATGAACGCAGACGCTTCGCTCAAGTATCGCATGAATACTTAATTGAACAAGTTCAACACACAAGTGGTACTGGAAAATCGATTGATCTTAACTTTAATCACCCAGTTAAAGAACTTGTATGGACTGGTAATTACACTCCTGCAACAGGTTTAAGAGCTGGACTTACTACAGGCAACACAAAACTTGTTCTTAATGGACATGATCGCTTTGCTGAAAGACCAGTCTCGTACTTTACACAAACACAAGTATGGCAACACCACACTGGTACCCCTGTCACATGTTCTGCTGCATTAACTGCTGCTGCTACAGGAAAAGCGTCTGTTGATGAAATTGCTGTTTACTCGTTTGCCCTCAAACCCGAAGAACACCAACCATCGGGTACTTGCAACTTCTCGAGAATTGACAACGCTCAACTCAAAATGGTAAGTAATGGTGATAGCGATACAATAAATGTATACGCCGTCAACTACAATGTACTCCGCGTCATGTCGGGTATGGGTGGTCTCGCTTACTCGAACTAAGCAAGAGTATCTCTCTTACTCGAACCAGACTACGAAATATAATAATTAAAACTTATTTTTAAAATTAATATAATGTAGAATTATAATAATTATTTTCTTTTTATAATATAAAACAATGGGAGGAGGATTAATGCAACTCGTTGCCTATGGTGCTCAAGATATTTACCTTACTGGTAATCCCCAAATTACTTTCTTCAAAGTTGTATACCGCAGACACACTAACTTTGCCATGGAAGCTGTTCAACAAACACTTAGTGGAACACCTGATTTCGGTAATAAAGTAACTGCCACTATTTCTAGAAATGGTGATCTTGTTGGAAGAATGTATGTTGAATGTGATCCATCTGCTGTATTAAAAGATGCTACTACATTCGCACCAAATCCTTTACATCAACTTCTTAAAGAAATGACTGTTGAAATTGGTGGTCAACAAATTGATAAACACTATGGACACTGGCTTAATGTATGGACTGAACTCACTGAACCAACTAATGTTTCAATTTTAGATGATACCGGTAGATATGCTGTTGCTGTTACTACTAGAGGAACTGATACAGAAGCTCGTGTACCACCTACACCTTATCAAAGAATGGCGTTCGGTGTTAAATCTGATGGAGCCACTGTACCTATTGAAAAAAGAGCAGCTGTTCCTCTTCAGTTCTGGTTCTGTAGAAATGCTGGCCTTGCTCTTCCACTTATTGCTCTTCAATATCATGAAGTAAAAGTATCAATCACATTTGATACAAATGCTAATGTAGCATCTGGTTCAGGATCTATTTCATCTGTTCAACTTTGGGCTGACTACATCTACCTTGATACTGATGAACGCAGACGTTTTGCCCAAGTATCACATGAATATTTAATTGAACAACTTCAATATCAGTCATCTGGCCCAGCGTCATCTCATAAACTTAACTTTAATCATCCAGTTAAAGAATTAGTATGGTGTGGCCAAAGATCTGGAAATGCTGGTGTTCATGGAGGTTCAGCTACTCCAATGAGAATAGCTTTACATTCTAACCCAGCAAGTAAAATTCGTGATACAAATGATACAGTTACACTTAAATTAAATGGACATGATCGCTTTGCTGCTAGACATGATACATACTTCACACGTACACAACCGTGGCAACACCACTCTAATCCAGGAGGAGGACCTCAAGCTGATGCTATTTCTGTTTATTCGTTTGCTCTTAAACCTGAAGAACATCAACCATCTGGTACATGCAATTTCTCTAGAATTGATAATGCTCAATTAGTATTCTCGAATAAAGTATGTGGAGGTAGTTCAAACGATGGTCTTCACATTTACGCTGTCAACTACAATGTACTCCGCGTCATGTCGGGTATGGGTGGTTTAGCTTACTCTAACTAGATTAACATCATTTAAAATTAATAAATTTTATAAAATTATTTTTAAAATTAATATAATGAAAAATTATACTAATTATTTTCTTTTTATAATATAAAATAATGGGAGGAGGATTAATGCAACTTGTTGCATATGGCGCCCAAGATATTTACCTTACTGGTAATCCCCAAATTACTTTCTTCAAAGTTGTCTATCGCAGACACACTAACTTTGCTATGGAATCTGTTCAACAAACACTTAATGGAACACCTGATTTCGGTAATAAAGTAACTGCCACTATCTCGCGTAATGGTGATCTTGTTGGAAGAATGTATGTTGAATGTGATCCATCTGCTGTATTAAATAATCAAGTTTTTGTACCCAATCCTTTACATCAACTTCTTAAAGAAATGACTGTTGAAATTGGTGGTCAACAAATTGATAAACACTATGGACACTGGCTTAATGTATGGACTGAGCTCACTGAACCAACAAATGTATCAATTTTAGATGATACTGGTAGATACGCGACTGCTGTTACTACTAGAGGAACTGATGAAGAAGCTCGTATACCACCTACACCTTATCAAAGAATGGCGTTTGCTGTTAAAGCAGATGAAGTTAATAAACCTATTGAAAAAAGAGCCACAGTACCTCTTCAGTTTTGGTTCTGTCGCAACCCAGGACTTGCTCTACCACTTATTGCTCTTCAATATCACGAAGTAAAAGTATCAATTACATTTGATACAAATGATAATATAGTAAATGATCTAAATGATGGTTCAGGTTCTCTTTCATCTGTTCAACTTTGGGCCGACTACATCTACCTTGATACCGATGAACGTAGACGTTTTGCTCAAGTATCTCATGAATACTTAATTGAACAACTTCAATATCAGTTATCTAGTCCAGCGTCATCTCACAAACTTAACTTTAATCATCCAGTTAAAGAATTAATATGGTGTGGTCAAGGACAAAGTACAGGTGCACAATCAGGTAAAGCTACTCCTATGAGAATATCTTTACAATCTATTCCAGGAACAAATATTCGTGAAACAAATGATACAGTTACACTTAAATTAAATGGTCATGACCGTTTTACTTCTAGACATGATACATATTTTACACGTACACAACCATGGCAACATCATTCTAATCCAGGTGGAGGAGTTCAAGAGGATGCTATTTCAGTTTATTCGTTTGCTCTTAAACCTGAAGAGCAACAGCCATCTGGTACATGTAATTTCTCTAGAATTGATAATGCTCAATTAGTATTCTCGAATAAAGTACGTGGAGGTGATCCAAGTGCTGGTCTTCATATCTACGCTGTCAACTACAACGTACTCCGCGTCATGTCGGGTATGGGTGGTTTAGCTTACTCTAACTAGATTACTTAAAAATTTTTTCATTTTAAATTAACAAATTATTTTTTTTTTATTAAAAATATATAACAAGTTTAAATATAATTAATTATTTTTCTAATAATATTATAATAGTATAAATAAATGGGAGGTGGTCTAATGCAACTCGTTGCCTATGGTGCTCAAGACATATATATTACTGGAAATCCTCAAATTACTTTTTTTAAAATAGTATATAGAAGACATACAAATTTCGCAATGGAATCTGTACAACAATCATTAACAGGTAATAATGTATCTAGTACAACATCTAAAAAAGAATGTTCTTCAATAATTTCAAGAAATGGAGATTTAATAACAAATTTGTATATTACTACAACAACACCTGGAGTTATAAATGGTGATTCAATAATTGATGAAGCATTAATTGAAATTGGTGGTCAAAAAATTGATAAACATTATAAAGAATGGATGCAAATATGGGCTGAATTAACAACACCTGAATCAAAAGCTCTTGCTTATAAAAATATGACTGGTTGTTTCTCACATAGTTTAAATAAACTTAATCAAGTTATATCGCAAGGTAATAACATGATACAAATACCATTAATATTTTGGTTTTGTAGAAATCCTGGATTAGCATTACCATTAATTGCTTTACAATATCATGAAGTTAAAATTAAATTTACTTTAGGTTTAAGTACAGATATTGGTACTGATACAGAAATAAAATTATTTGTTGATTATATATATCTAGATACTGATGAAAGAAGGCGTTTTGCTCAAGTATCACATGAATATTTAATTGAACAATTACAAAGAATTGAATCTGATAATTCTGATTCTCATAATTTAAATTTAAATCATCCTGTTAAAGAATTAATATGGACTACTCCATTAACAAATCAATATGGAACTGCTAAATTACAATTGAATGGTCATGACCGTTTTACAGAACAAGAAGAAGAATATTTTCAATTAAGACAGCCATTTGATTATCACACATCTGTTCCAGGTATAAATATAGATTTACAAGAAAGACCTCAAATTCAATTCTATAATTCAACAACAGATAATATATTAAAAACTATAACAACTATTCAAAATAGTGGAACTTCAGAAAATTCTAATACTATTACAATAACAAGTACAGATCTTATTTTTAATACTAGTGTTAATCCTCAATTTAAAATAGGTGATATTTTATTAGTTACATCACAATCATCTGGTAGAATAATTACACAATTATTTACTATTATTGGAGGTTCTGAAAGTAATTATAAGGTCAATATTTCTAGTAATGTAAGTGATTACATACCAGCAACTTCACAAGGTAGTATTAGATTATTAGCACGAATACAAGATCCAATACCTCGATGTTCTAATTTAAAGAAAAGAATTAATGTATATTCATTTGCATTACAGCCAGAAGAGCATCAACCATCAGGAACTTGTAATTTTTCTAGAATTGATAATGCTAAATTAATATTTAATTCTAATGCTGGTAGTACAGCAGATGATAATGTTAATATATACGCAACTAATTATAATGTTTTAAGAATAATGAGTGGTATGGGGGGTTTAGCATATTCAAATTAATTATATTTAATTTTCATATAAAAATAAAAATTTTACACTCTAGTCCAAACATTTACTTGAAATTTACCAGAACCTACTTCAAGTGGATCTACATTTCTATATTCATTAGATTTATGTAAATAACCTAAAATATATTTTTTATTAATAAACTTATCATTAATTTTAGTTTTAGACCTAATTTTCTTTAAAGATAATGGTTGATTAAAATCTAATTCATTTAACTTATTTTTAACAATTTCTTTACTTAATTCTTTCTTCATTATCACTATATAAATATATAAATTATTTTTTAAATAATTTTTATAAATGATATAAAATTATTACTAATAGTAATTATAAAATGGATCAAAATAAGATTAATGATAAACGAAAAAAAATTATATTTTGTTTACCTGGAAAAACATATTCTAATGAATTTTTATTATCTTGGAGTGATTTAATTTTATGGTGTAGTAAAAATGGTTATGATTTTACTGTATCTCAAAATTATTCAAGTGTTGTACATTTTGCTAGAACATTATGTTTATGTGGTGATAATAAAAGAGGTAAATATCAAAAACCATTTGATAATAAAGTAGATTATGATTATATTATGTGGATTGATAGTGATATTATATTTAAAGCAGAAGATTTTAAAAAACTTCTACAATCAGAACATGATATTACATCTGGAATATATAAAATGCAAGATAATATTCATTATCCTGTAGTTATAAATTGGGATACAACTTATCTAAAAAATAATGGTAATTTTGAATTTTTAAATGATAAAAAAATAGAAGAACTTAAAGAAAATAAAAAATTACTTAATAATAGATATTTAAATGTTGAATATACAGGAATGGGATGGATGTTAATTAAAAAGGATGTAATTGAGCAATTAAAATATCCTTGGTTTTATCATGAATTATATGAAGTTGATAATTTTATAGAGATGTTAAGTGAAGATGTTTCATTTTGTAAAAACTTAAAAAAAGCAGGATTTGATATTTATGTAGATTTAGATATAAGAGTAGGACACTATAAAAACTTTATTATTTAAATAAAATTATTAGTTGAATTAATTGGAACTTTTATATTTTTAATTGTTATATTGGTAACAGGAGAAGCTATTCCTATTACAATTGCTTTAGCTTCTGTAATTTATTTTGAAGGAAAAACAAGCGGAAGACATTTTAACCCTGCTGTATCTACAATGGTATTAGCAAAAGGTGATATGAATTTACATTCGTATTTAGGATATATTGTATCTCAAATACTAGGAGCTTTATTAGCATTATATTTAAAAAAAAATATTTTAGTTTAATTAAATATTATTGATTATATCTTATTGATTATTAAATTTACATATTTATAAGATTATGATTAGTATGTGATATAACATAATTATTAGCATTTATATCATTTACTAAATTTTGTAGTTGTTTTTCATTCATTTCATCATATTCTTTTAATTCTTTAATTTGTAAATAAACATGAACACTTACAACAACTAATAATACAATAACTATTAAATTTATAATAGGTAATACACTACTCATTTTATTATTTAAGATAAATTAATTTATTTTAAAAAATTCTTTTTTTAATTCAACATAGTTATTTTTTTTTATATTTTTTGTTTCTTCTATGTTTTCATTATTTTTATTATAATTTTCATATTTTTTTATTATTTCAATAGCTCTATTATATTCTTCTTTTGTTATTTTTTCTTCTTTTAGTACTTCTGGTAAAATATAAAAATTAGAATTTTCATTAAATAACCCATTTGAAAATACAATAAATACTCCTGTTAAAATTAATGATGTTATAATATTTCTTGTACCTATAAAAAATATACTAAATATAGTAAATCTTCTTATAATAGTTAATTTAAGTAAATTTTCTGTACTTTTACTAATATCTACTATTAGATATTTGCTTCCTAAATTTAACATTAATAAAGCAATACCAGCTAAATATTTATTTCCATTATAATTATTTAATTGTTCTAAGTAATTCATATTTATTTATTACAATATAAACTTTTTATTGAATTTAAAAAATTAATTTTTAATTATCTTTCATAAAT